GTGCATTCCAAGGAGCAGCACCGTGCGGCGCTGGAGGCCGCGGCGATCCGATGCGAGCAAGAGGGCACGAGGACCGCCGCCGCCGCCGCCTCCGCCGCCTCCGACGCCTACGCCGCCGACGACGTACTGCGACTTGCGGTGCAGATCGCGCTCGATGCCTACGCTGCCGAAGGAAGGACGCCATGATCGTGTGCCTGCCATGCCAGATGCCGATGGTCGTCGGCCATGAGTTCTACACCGCTTGGATCGCGCAGACGAAGTTGGAGCACCCCGTCGAGGTCGCCAAGTGCCCGCGCTGCGGCTGCACCGTGGCCGACGTGAACCGGGGCATCGAGCGCCACAGCGAAGAAGCGGAGCCGGGAGTGCTTGTGCTCGACTTGAAGGAGACGCCGCCGACGCCAACGCCGCTCGCGCCGTCGGTGACGACGCGCTGTGCCTCGCCGTGCAGATCGCGCTCGACGCCTACGCAGCTGAAGGACGAATCTGATATCACACCAACCAAAGGATAGTAAATGACTCAGATTGATTCTTCTCCGATTAGCGTTCGCTTGATTGCCAGACCCTCTTTTGTCGGCGATGACATCGAGGAGTTCCGGCGTTGTCGTCCCGATCAAATGCAAGGGACGGAAGGCGAAAAAATCGCCGAGTTTGCAGGTCGCGGTTGCTACGACTCCTTTGGCCGAGGCCGCAACAGCGATGACTTTCATGCAAATATCTTGGAGCACTATCATCCAAACGTGCTTTACCACAGCCACTTCGTGCTGTGGATCACGGGCGTTACCCGCAATCTGAGCCACGAGCTTGTGCGGCATCACGTCGGTTTCAGCCCCAGCCAACGCAGCACCCGTTACGTTTCCGAGGCCGAGTCGCGGGTGATGATGCATCCAGATCTCGATGACTTGTCGCCTGAGTTGCACGAGAAACTAGCGAAGTTTGATAGCGCTTGGCGAAACGCCTACAGGGGCGTCGTGGAGCACATGGTGGCCAAGGGGCATGACCGGAAAACGGCTCAGGGCGCTGCGGCTCGCATCCTGCCGAACGGCATCGAGACGCGACTGACGTGGAGCGGCAACGCTGCGGCTTTTTTGCAAATGTTCCCGCGCCGCGATGCTGAGGTCGCCGACAAGGAGTTCCGCATTCTCGTCACAAAGATGTGGCAAGTCATCCAGCCTGAGATGCCGCGGTATTTCAGTCACTGGTCACCATCACTGCTGAAGGAGGATTGAATGGACTTTGTCGCTGCCCTCAAGAAGGCACAGGCTGCCTTTATGGCGATGCGCGATGGCGCGCACCATGACATTTCTTATAGCGACAGTATTATCTGGGCGCGTCCCAGGTCGTGGACTGGCATACAGGCCCTTGTACCTGACGCCGAGGCGCCAGTTCGCTTCAAGATGGTGCCCGATCATCGAGGCGGGCGTGGGGCCTATCTGCCGACGCTGATGGAGTTGAGTGAGGATTGGGAGGTTATCAGCCCCAACCAGTTTTACCGCGAACAGGATGACTTCCATCAGCAACACGGACTCCGTCGTGTGTGAAATCTGCCATCAAATAAAAGGCCTTCGACCCAAAATGGCTCTACAGGTCATTGGATCGAAGATGATGGTTGGCAGTGGGCGGCCGATGAGTCGCCATCTTAGTCAAGTCATAGATCGCCTGCTGGGCACCGAAGTTGAGGCAGATGTCGATCGCGAGAAGGAAGAAGAGGCGTTCAGTGCTATGGCCAATAAGGAGGATGACGCCTCCGGAGGCTGATGTGATGTCCATTTTTTCTCGTGCGGAATCCACCAGAGCCCTCACGGCTCTGGCTTTTTCTTGGCTTTGGGTGCGCCGGGAATGTCGAGTTATGGCAGATGAGGTGGGCGTCACCGGCTTATGTAGCAGACTTTGCTCACCCCTGGATTGCATTTTTCGGGCAGATGCCGTTGGTTGTGCCAAGAAGGGCAACCAATATCGGATCGACATCGTGGAGGTGAAGGGTAGCCGCGCCGACGCGCGGCGCGAGGACATGAGCGCCGGCAAATGGGAACTGCTGCCACAGAGCAAGCGACTTACTGGCTGGCTTCTGGTGTCGCACGACGTCCGTGACGAAGACATCAAGGGCCTGCCTGCGGCCTGGGGGCTGCTGAGGGCGTCCGAGGATGGCGTCGTAGCTAAGGTCGTGCGCATGGCCCACGAGCACTGGCTGTCGGATACCGAAGTGGCTCGCGATCTCTTCTATCTCGCTTCCCGTACCCTGGGCAGCAGCCTCCCGTGGATGGGGCGATCTCTTCCCGAGGCCACAGCCAAGCTTCATGAGGCCTCTGAGGTTCCCAGGCCATCGCCAGAGGCCTTTATGGGTATTGACGAGGAGCCACCAGACCCCTTGCCGGCTCAGATTCCCGGCGCCTTGCCGGCTAATGTCAGGGTTATGGATATCGATCAAGCCCGTACATTTCCGGTGCAGGGGATTGTGTATGGTCCAGAGGGCGATGAAAATAGCCGTTTGGTGCCTATCCGCGGCATTGAGGGCATGATCGTAGGCTACGCCGGCGTTCGTTCCGTCGCCAACAACCTAGTATTTGAAGGGTCGATCGATTATGAGACGCCGGAGCGTTTGCTGCTGGAAACCGGTCAGGGGCGTTTTTCGGCTCAGCTAACCCCCCAGGGACTTTCAATCGTGTGGCCGCCGGCCGTCGAGGCGCAATCTTGAGGCCGACGCACTTTTTGGAGCCTCAGCCATGCCTCAAATCGCAATCCGCCTCCTTGATGACGTTCAAAGCGTCAACTCAATGGAACTCGCCACTGAAATCTCGGTCGTCGCCGGCGATCCACTGACCGTCAATCTGCAGCTAGTAAATGCCATGCGATTATCATGGGACTTGAACAGCCCCGTCGTTCGATATATGCCGGCAGCCGGAGCAACCCTACAGGTTGTATTTGACAATATCGACGAAAGCAAGCGTGTCACGAAAATCGCTAGCCAGCCATTTGCTCAAGACCCCTCTGTTTGGCGAGTTGAGCTGATGTCTCAAGACACAACAAAACTAAGAGGAACTGTGGGATTGAAGTACACCCTCACAGAAGGATCTCGTATTATTTCTGGACGTTTGTTGGCGGCCCTGCTTATCATGCCCTGAGGTGGTTTATGGCTGATTATGGCAACTCTAAGTCTATTGGTAAAGATCTTTATTTGCCCAATGCCATTGAAACAGCGTGGCAACGGCTAGAGCCACTGGTAACGCCAGAGCAGCTGCATATGCGTAAGCTTTGGGGGCTGCCACTGCACAGCGCCTGGCGTCAGGCTCGTTCCAACGATCCTGCGCCGCGTATCACGGATGAGTTACTGAAAGACATCATCCGCCGCGCTGTGATGATGCTAGAAACCGAAACGCGATTGACGCTGATGCCCACTAAGTTTCGTGAACGCAAGGCGTTTGACCGTCAGGAGTTTGATAGCTATGGATATTTTCGCCTAGATAATCGTCCGGCGTCAAGCGTCGATAAGCTTTCGATTCAAGACAGCAACGGCGTCGACGTCTGGACGGTGCCGCCGCAATGGATTGAACCCGGCTACCTGGCTCGTGGTCAAGTCTACATCCTGCCGCTGTCGCCGGCCAACACCGGCGCCACATTCGCCGCACTCGGCACTGGCTCGCCTTATGGCCTGGCAATGATGCATCATATGACGATGACCGGACGCATTCCCGCTTATTGGACTATTGAATACACAGCAGGCTTTCCGGATGGCCAGCTACCGACCTTGGTCAATGAGTTGGTGGCCGTCATCGCGGCCATAGAGACCCTGGGGATTCTGGCGCCCACATTTGCCTTGGTCGGCAGCCATAGTCTGGGCATCGATGGTCTTTCGCAGTCGGTATCGGTTGCCGGCGCCAATCTCTTCCAGCAGCGAGTGATGGAGTTGCAGGAACAGAAAAAGACGTTGATGGGGCATCTTCGAAACATCTTCGGAAAGAAGATCGTCGTCGGCGCACTGTGAAGGAACAAGCCATGGCTGATACCAAAGATGCCGTCGAAGTCGCCTCCATTGCCGTCTTTGATGATGCGGGCGATATGCTTTGGGGTCGCCGCCGGGATAATGGCCGCTGGACATTGCCGGGTGGCCATCTAGATGAAGGCGAAGATGCCTACGACGGCGCTGTCCGTGAACTTCAGGAAGAAACGGGCCTGCAGACCCAGGAGGTCTTGGAATCCTTGGGCGCCGAGGTCGTCGACTCCGGCAAGCGCCGAATCCTTGTTCATGCCTATCAAGTTGTTTTGCACGACGCCGAGAAGCCTCGGGTGACGACAGAAGAAGACCCCGACAACGAATGCAGCGAATGGCGCTGGGTCAATGTCAGCGACGGTCTGCCAAAGGAGATCGGCGACCACCTGCATTCCCCCCGCAACGTCACCCTGAGGCTGCTGGGAATGCAGGATTGGGATCCCGATCTCGTGAAAAGCTCGGGGCTCGCTGAGTGGTGCGGGTCCAACGAAAGCTACGGCGTACTCGATCAGACCGCCGCCGCGGGGTCGTCATGGCACGCCGGCGGCTGCAATCTGCTGGCGAGGGCCATCCAAAAGAAGCATCCAGAGGCAAGGCTCGTCGGCATTCAGCTGGGGGATGACATTCACCACGTCGGCGCTCGTGTTGGCAACACGATTCATGACGCCTATGGTGACCACGCAGCCAACGAATGGGCCGGAAAGTGGCTCAACAACGAGCAGATTCATACTCATCAGCCCGTCAGCGTCGTCGACATCCAGCACCAAAAGATGCCTGACGCCGAAAGCCCGGCGACTGAGGCTGATGTGCAGTTGGTTGCCGACGCACTGCCGACACTGCACCTCGGCGACAGCCACCGGCTTGAAAAGGGGCTGAAGGAAAAGGCACTGGCGGCGGCTATTGGCCTTGGCGGATTTGCTTTGGGAAGCCAACTACATGGTCCGGTATTGTCGCCCTCGGCGGCCGTGGAGGTTACTCAGCCCCAAGTTCTATCGGCGCCTCCACCCAAAACAGACCCCAGCAAATGGACGGCAGAGGGTTTGCATCCGGGCCTCCATCCCGTTGCGCACCTAGAATCTTCTTTTGGTAAAAACGTACACCACGAGCCTCACTCCAAGGGAGTATTTCATACAGCGTATGGTGCTCTGGGTATGAAGCCTATTTCTGCATACGATCAGTATCAGAATAGTAAGGCGCTGCAAGCCAAGTATCCGGGACTTGATCCAGAAGAGTTTACGGCTAAGTTTCACAATGATTCCAAGTTCTACAACGAGGTCGCCTCCGATCACTGGCAGTGGCTGAAGGACAAGCTGAAGACGCCAGAGCGCACAGCCTATGGCTGGCGCTGGGGCCGCGGTGCCGCCCTCAAGGCCACGCCTCAACAGATCGCCAAGTCCGGCTACGTCAAAGAATACATGAAGACGATGCAGGGCATGAAGGCGCCGGCGAAAGTGCAGATCAAGCCCCGCACGCTGAAGAAAATGGCTTATGAGGTTGCGCAGGGGGCCATGAGGCCTCATCGCGCCAGTGAGTATGAGGGCGGGCTGCAGAGTGTCGAGACATATCAGGTTCCGCACAATCAGCGTCCGCCGGGCGAGCAGTCACATGCCCGCGAAAAGCCGCTGTACCATCACGTCGTGAAGCACACGCCGTACGATCACGGCGGCTATGCGGTGACCCACATACTCTCCTACGACAAGGAGCCCACTGGGTTCGCCGTGTCGTCGTCGGCAGCCACAGTTCGCGGTGATGGCGCAGTTGAACACGGCGAGACGGCAACGCACGCCAGCGCCCAGGGCACGGGCTACGGCACCCTGCTCTACCGCCGCATGCTGCGGTACCACGGGACGATGCGCAGCGACTCGTCGGTTTCGCCGACAGCCAACAAGGTCTGGGACAAGATCCTTGCGACTCCCGGCGTCACTGGAGCTAAGGGGACTCCAGAGACTCCCGAGAGGCACTACGCACAAACGTCTGAGGTTTGGGACGAGAAGCCCGTGGCGTCTACGACGCTGAACGGCTACTCCTTCCACAAACTCGACGAGGCTCTTGACAATCCCGACAAGCGCTTCATCACCGAGAACGACTTCAGCGGTCGCCCCATCACACGCCTTTATTCCGTGGCTGGCGGCAACATTCCTCACGTTACCGACGCTCAGGAGGCACTGGATTCCTACGGCCCGTACCGAGAGACCTTCCTGCGGAAGTCGCAGGTCGATCTCCAGAAGATGGCGCTCAAGGATATTCCCGTTGGGCAGAGGATCGACGCAAATACCTTTGACTACAACCATCTGCTGACGCCTGAACATCGCAGTCAGGGACTGTCGCTGCGCGTGATGGATATCAAGGCGTCAGGCGGCCGTACACCCCATGTGCGACTCTACAACAGCGAAGGCAAGCAAGTGGGTACTGCCTCCGGTGGCGTCGACGGCAAGACACTCAACATCACGAACACCTTCCTACATCGCGCTCTGAGGCGACAGGGGCTGGGAGTGGCAATGTATGAGGCACTTCTGGCCCATGCCAAGAACCATTTGGGGCTGCGCAGTGTCGCGGGTCAGGAGCACTCAACGGCGGCTTCGCGCACCCATCAACACTTGGCGCAAAAACATGGCATGGCCTACGAGCCGGAGTACAAGCCGAATGCGAAGTTGGGCTCGGACTACGACGACGGTGCCGGCGCCTATTCCTATCTCCTGAAGGCCGAGAAGCCGATTGGCGAGCCGACGGGCAACCACGAGTTCTGGAAGGCCCTGAAGACCAAGGAGCCCACGCATCTAGCCAAGCAGCCGATGGGCGTCGTCCGCGCCTATGGTCAGGATGAGTTCTGGCAGGAGCCGGCACACGCCGGTGCCGCCGCTGAGCGCCTCAAGAAGATGGACTTCGTGAATCGGCCGCCGCCGAAGATCGACCCTTCGTTCATACCCAAGCACGAGGACTTCGCCTTCCCGCATCAGCCCAGCGACATCCGTGCAGCCCACAACAAGGCCATGCGCGCGGCCTCCGCGGCCTCTGGTGACCTGCGCAGCAAGGCGATAGCGCAGGTGCATGCAGATACATTAGGCAAGTGGGGCGCAGCATTCGACGACGCCCGAAACCTATCTCACTTTCAGCGTCTACGCCGTGGTCTAGCGCATGTCACCGGTATCAACGAAGGCGGTCAGTCGCTGCCGTTGACGTCGGTCGGCAGGGCCAGCGGCGAGCAGCTGGGCGCCAATGTTGGCGGCGTCTATGTCGCCAAAGACGGTGGCGGCGTCAAGGTGCATGATAACCACGCCGGCCGCTTCATGGAGTCTCTTGGCGGATCGGCAGCCTTCGACCTCGACGCCCACCACGACCATTGGTCTGTGGTGATGCACGAACTGTTTCACAGCGTTTCACACCGCGATCACGACTACGAGTCGCGTGGAAAGGGCATGAGACCGCAGGCGGCGATGGAAGAGGCGACGACCGAGATCCCGGCTCGTCACTACTCGCACGACGTCGCCCTCAGCCACATGCTGCCGCCAGCCGCAACCGCCGAGGAAGATCAGAAGCGGCGTGAGGCTAAGCACTTCTTCCATTTCACCGACACCGGCGAGGTGGACGCAAAGATCCCGATGGCCTACACGCACAACTGTGCTCAGTTTGCGCGTCTCGTCGCCTTTGCTCATCGAAGAGAAATCGATGGCGACAACGAACGCCTCAACAACGCCGTTGTCAACCATGCCCTGCTGGCCAAACGCAGCCCGTCAAGGGGTGGTGGTATCGAGGACGCGCGTCTCGGCAACATCATCTCCCTAATCATGATGAACAACGACATGGAACCGAAGTCGTCCATGGGCTGGAACAGGGGTTATGAGTCGCTGCACGACAACCTGAAAGACTGGCTGATTTCAGACGGTACGTCGAAACATCTTGACGAATACCTGAAGACGGCGCAGAAAGAGTATCAGAAGGGCAAGGCCATTGCTGCAGCCTACGGTGAAACATGAGCGACGTAATCGCGACATTGAAGGCGGCCGAGAGAATCGTACTGAACCCCAGATCGGGGCGCAGCGAGATTGCCTCCGCTTTGGCGAGTGTTGACGACCTCAACAACGCCGCGGCGTCTGCGGCCATTCGTGCAACGGCCCATGAGTGGTTTTTGAATCATAAGGGCGAGGAAGTCGTTCCGTTTCAGCCTGCTCCCGAAGAAGAAGAGGATGCCTTCAGGGCCATTTCCGACCCCGATGCGCGAGAGAGGGCGCTGGCGACGACGATGCCGGGCTTTGGCCCTCGACATGTTTCACGGGCGATCGTAAACCGAGTTGTGAATGATTTGCCGGCATCGGATATCATTCATCATTTGCATGACGCTAAGGCTTGGTGTGATGTAGTGCGACACGTTCAGCTGCATCGACTCCTTGATATCATCGGCCATCCCGCGGCCAGCGAATACAACGCCCGACATCTGCGAACGGACGATGGGCGCGATGCGTTGCTGAAGCGGCTAGATATAGAATCAGCAGGCGATGGCCAACATTTATTGGATGCCCTGCAGCCGACCCTGCCACTGCAGTTCGTGCCCACCCTTTATCGTCATCTGGCGCAGCGTTCGCCAGCCGATCTGCCGTTCCAAGAGAATCCCTTGCTTTTGTTCATTGACGGCGCTAGCCCCGATGTGCAGGCTCTGATGCCTGAAGATGTCTGGCGGCAGTTTTGGGAACAACTAGTAACGCCGCAAGAGGCCTGGTATCGAGTGCCCTTGTCGGCGCCGCTCACCGAAGACGACGCTGAAGAATGGATGGAAACGGCGATTAGGGAAAATGATATGGACGCATTGCGTCATCTGGCGATGATGCGTAATATCTCATTAGATATTTCTCAGCGGATTGCTGATTATATGTCTACCGCGCGTCTGCATAAATCAGAAGCGGCTCGCGACGCATTGTTGACTTTGCCACCGAGTATATACGCGCATTGGCGCACAGCATTATCGTTGACTGGCGGCAAGGTACGAGACGACGACGACACTCTACGACATATTCGTGAGCTTGCATGGCTGAATGACGCTGACCCCGTGGCCACGGCCTTGGCGGCTATTGATTGGCTTGATACGCCGGAAAATCGCGACATCCTGAAATCGGCTGTCGAAATGATGCCACTCGTAAAAACCGAAGTCTTGATCAAAAACCAAGGCGATCGTCTTGGGGCATCGGATTCTTCAAAACATCTTGCCGATCTACCGGTAACCCCGCAGTCACGGGTAGAGGCAATGCATTCAAGCGGAGAAGATGTCGCTGAGCTTCTGAACCAGAACATCTTTTCAGCTCGACCCGCTCACCTTGATGGCCGACACAGCGCCGGTTCTTTCTTTATCGACACGCCCAGTGGTAGTTGGTACATGAAGCCGGGTAGTGGTCGTGCGGGGCCCATAAAGGGCATTGAGGATGATCTTTCGCCGCCAAGCGCTCGTGAGAGCGCCTTTTGGCAGTTAGCGCGCTCTTGGGGGCTGGCTGCAGATCTCTCCCGCACCGAATGGATGAGGGTTGATGGCGACAAACTTTATGCGGCTATTTTCTTTCTTCCCGCCGAATACCGTCCTCTGATTGACATTCGCGAAGACGACGCCGGACGAGTTTTGTCGGCGCTGGAGTCCTATCGCTTGCGCGGTCGAATATGGCAATGGTCGGTATTGGATTGGGTGGCTGGCAACGGCGATCGCCATGGCCACAACATGCTGATGAATCCAGATGGCGAGATCCGATTGATCGATCATGGCTCGACATTTGCGGGAGTTCATTTTGATCCCGCACACGATCGCCAGTCATTTACCCCCTACTACCTGCGATTTATGTTGCCTTTTGGATCAACTTTCAACACCTTTGCGCCGAAAGACAAGCTGGCGGTCATGCCCGATCTACCAGCAGCGGCCGCCATGCGCATGAAGTCTTGGTTGGCCGGATTGTCGGAAGATGTCATGGCTGACGTGCTAAGGTCATTCGATATCGACCCCCGACCCGAGATCATGCGTCTCCGTCAAATCAAAAATGCCGCCGGCGATCTCGGACGATTCGTAAATGGTCTGTGGGCTGGGCTCTGAGGCAATCTTTTAGGGCGAGTACGACCCTTGGAGGCCATTATGTCGACAGCCGCAACCATTCCCGCTTCAGAAGTCCGATCCAAGAAAAAGATCGGTGTTGACGGCGAAGACGCTGTCTATGAAGTCTCGACCGTTGGCGGTCTGTATATGGTATTGGCGGCGCGCAAAAAAGGCACAGAGACCCTGGGCGTCGGCAGCCATAAGGCTGTGGCGCGGTGGTTGGCCTCCAAGAAAGCCAAGGGGCTTCAGTTCACGGAACTCAATAAATCCGAGTTCGTTGGAGAAGACTGCATTCGTCATCTACTACCGAAGTGGGAAGCCATCACCAACGCCGTTCGTGGCCGCCAGGGGTATTGATCCATGTCGAGTGGCATCAAAACTTCTACTTATCCCATTATCGGCGGTCAGACGATTTCAGAGCCACCGCCTGCTGTGGCCCTAGTCGCCGATTTCCCTCGCGACGCCTCGTCTTTTGATACTGATGCTTTCGATAACGCCATCTTCAGCCACGGCGTTCAGTTCCTGCATTATCGTGCCATGCGCTGTCCGATTGGTCTAGCTACGACGACCGACATCCGCAAAATGCATGATAATCATCCTGGTTGCAGTCACGGATTCTTGTATACTCTCGGCGGTCAAATCACCGCCATCTTTACCGGCAACAACGCCGTTGATCGTCAGACAACCGGCGGTTTGGTGGGAGATGGCGTAGCCCAAGTCACTACTCCTAGATTTTATGATAGTACGCAAACCCCGTTTTATGCCACGAAATATGATAGGTTGTATTTGACTGAGCCCGGCATCTTTGTGACAAACTGGGAGGTCTTTGAGTGTTCCATCACTGGCAAGGACCGTTGCAGTTTTCCCGTTGAGTATGTAGTCGATCTTGTCGATAGCGACGGCAATCGCTACGCACAAAACGTAGATTTTACTATTGATCATGGGATGATTGTGTGGGATGACCGCCGCCGACCCAAGGGGCCGATACCGGGCGATGGGGGTGTGGTATGTGGCATTCGCTACCTCTATCGCCCCTATTGGTATGTGACACAGCTCATGCACGAAGTGCGTGTGGCGAGAGGCGAGATGCCAGACGGGACGAGTCGCGTTCAGCGTATGCCCATGAGTTTGGCTATTCAGAGAGAATACTTGTTTGAGTCGGAGTCGGCGCCCGTTGAAGGCGACGCTCTGTCGCCTCCCGTAACTCCGCGACAAGCTCCAGCGCCGCGTGTCGGCACATTTAGCCCCAGGTGATGACTATGGATCGACATCAGATTTTGACGGCGCTTGTGGGGATGGAAGGGGCCGCGGCTCTGCAAAAGGCCGCCCAAAGGCTGCCGCATCTCGATAACGCAATGCTGCCGCGCGCACTATATGCGTGGCTGAGCCTCGCTGGACGCGGCTATGACGGTGAGATTCCGGGAGGCGGCGGACGCCTGGTCTTGCAAAAGACAGAAGCCGGCTTTAGCGGCTGCATGTCGGTCGCCGACATCAACTATACATTTCAAGACGCTTCTCTGTTGCACGTCGCGGCGGCGCTAGGTGTTGGTCTTGGATTAGAGCGCCAGCGAGTGTCGGTTGCCGTGAGCGACGATCATCTGTATCGTCTCGGCAAAAGCGTAGACGCGCTAGTTCGGGCTCGGGTGGCTCATGCGGTCCTGCGCAAAAGCGCCGCAGAAAAGACCCTTTCTTTTGAAAAGGAATATGATGTTCAGGAAGAGCCGCCGCGCACCATCATCAGGGCTCTTGATGGCAACAACCACCAAGCTGGCGTATTGACGCTGACGGGCGTGCGACCCGACGATCTCCGTCTTCATTCTTGGCAGATCGACACAAAATACTCGACGCTGGAAAAGAAGATGGTGGATGTACTCCTTGGCTTGATGAACAAGACCTCAGCCTTGAAAAAGAACGAATCTTCCCTGCCGCCCCACACCCTGATGTCGGCTGAAAACCCCCTGTTCCCTCAAGCTAAAAATCTCAGCAATCAGCAGGCCCTTCAGTATCTGCGGGATGCAGGAGAGGACGCGCATCCGACCGTCGGTAGCTATGGCCGACCCGAAAACTCCCTCATCATTTACAATCCCAAAAATCCGAAGTTGATTGAGGGGCTGGCGCGAGATCTGGGACAGGAATCGGTTATTCATTCAGATGGCGCTAGCCATAAGATGTTGATGGTCAATGGTGAAAATGTAGGTAAATATCATCCGGGGCAAGGCACTCAGTGGCATAATCAAAAGCCTGAGGATTACTATACCATTCTTCCCGACGGTCGTGTTTTTACGCACTACTTCGACTTCAATCAACTGCACTCGGATCTAGAGAAGGCGGGCAAGGGAAGAACGGAGGCGCCGGGGCCCGCCAACAAACCCACCCCCCAGGGTGGCCCATTGGCACCCAATCCCCCTACTCGCCAACAGAGTCAACCCCCAAAACTGCGGCCACGACAACCTAAGCTGGATTCAACTGCAATAAAGTTGCCGTCGCTACGTCTCTCAGAAAAACAGCTGTCTACGGCCTGTGGCGTTTGCGATGGTCAACGGCTGTCGGCTGACGGTCGTTTTGAGGCATGCCATTGCTTCCGCGATCTGGCGTCTGATGTAAGACTCGAAAAGACGGATTCTTCGTACTTACTTTCCTTCGGTGGCAAATGGAAAGAAAATGCCATCTTGGCTTTTTTGGATAATGTCTATGGGGTACGAAGCCATGACTAAGAATGATGGCCTTTGGCAGGGGCGACGGCTGATTGACGATAAACATGCCGCCGAACTCGATCGTCGAGCGGCGGTGTTGGAGTTCGGCCATGGCCTGACGCGCGAAGCCGCCGAACGCAAAACCTACGACGAATACGTCCGCGAGCAGCACCTCAATGCTGCTGCCCATCACCTGATGGGCGCCAGGACGGCAAAGGCTGCGGGTGCAATCGAAGAGGCACAGCGTCATGGCGCCCTGTACTCGCAGCACCTGAAGGCTTTGGGAATGGAGCCGATTGGTCCCGTGCCGTCGGAAGTCACGCAGCGTCTGCGGGATCAAAAAGGCCTTTATCGATTCCGTGGCCACGGCGCCGACAGCCACCTGCCGCAGGAGCAGGCTCTGGCGAAGTCAGAGGCACCGCGGGGACGCTACTCGCACCCCCACGCCTATCCGTGGCATGATGGCCACACGCGCATGCACCTCGCGGGGCTGGCGAAGGCCGACAATCCGCCGGCGCCGCCGAAGCCCGGCGCTCATCCTCATATGGATGCGCCGCCGAAGTCCGCCAACGAGCAGGCTGCGGGGGTGGGGGTGTCGACATACGCCCACTACGCCAAGCCCTACGGCGAAGTTCGTCCGGGGACGAAGAGCGATCTCTTCCACTACGATTACCGCGGCAAGCTGCCGGCAGTTCGTGATCTGGTCGCCCACCACGGATTTCAGACCTACTATGCCGGTGGCCAGCACGGGAAGCCGGATCTCGCCAACCGCAACTACAACACGAACCACTTGATGGTTTACGATCCCACGCCGGCTTCGGGTGGCGATTTTGGCGATCGCGACTACACCGATGCTTGGCGTCAGATCCACGAACTGTCTCACGCCTTGGTGTATCCTGAACTCAACAAGATGTACGGGGAAGGGCGCCGCATCGGCAAACTGGGCATTCATCGCAGCATGCGCGAGGCTAAGCGGGCCGTGCATTGGGAGTGGCTGGCGGCTCACAAGCAGCGTGAGTTGTCGGAGAAGATCGGCTTGCACATTCCCGACGATGTCTTTCACAAGGAACTCAACACGGTGATGCATGACGCCGTTCATCGCGCCGTCACCGGCCAGTTCACCGAACCCTCCGATGAGGGGTTTGTGCCTTCGACGCAGAAGATGCCGCTGGAGACGGCCTTGGGCTTGATCGATCAGGCGGGCGCCAAGATGGGCCTGACGCATCCCGATCAGGTACTAAAGCGCTGATCTTACCGCAATCTTCGCGTTCTAAGGGGTCGTCATGAACCAGCAAAAGCTGTACGTTGCTTGGCAATGCCACATGGGCCATCGCATGGCGCCGATGGTGGCGGCGGCTCATTCTGAGGGATTGCAGCGACTGCATCAGCTGATGCAAAAGGCAACCCAAGATTCTTGGGTGTTGTGGGCTCAGGCACTGGGTGGCGGCGTAGTTATGCTCTCGGGCAGCGAGGGCGTGGTTTCGGTACCGCCTCGGGCGTTGCCTCAGGTCATGCGACAGCGACAACGATTTCAGGAGGCTCTGGATGAAAAGGGTGTGGCTGTAGGTATTGGCTCCAGCATCGAAAAGGCTCTGCAGGCTCGTCGCTATGCGGCTGAGTATCGCGGTGGCACGCCTGTTTTGTGGAGTGCAGAGGTGGCGGCGAAGCTAGACCAGGACATCGAAGGACAAGGCGGTCGAGCCAAGCCAGACCTTCAGAAGGCTTTATCGGAAAATCCGGGTGCCCACGGCGGTTTTACGGGCTTTTCGCGTTCGCGGCCCGCCGCCGCGCCAGCGTCGCCAATGAAGGAAGCCAGCGAACACAGCGAGGGCGAAGCGGCTCTTTCAGAGGCGATTGCGGGTGCGGAGACGCCACCGTCGCCAGAAATGACGCACGCCGCCGATCTCATCGACGATCTGCATGAACTTGCCGACACCGGCGACGAACAGCAAGATCAGGGACAAAGCGAGAGACTCACTGAGACCAAAAAGAAGATAGCGAGCGTGTTGCAGCAAGTTCGTCAACAGGCGCCTATGTTGGCACAGCTCAAAGCAGCTTCTCCGGCGGCCTATGCCTCTGTGGAGGCTCTGATTCAGGGCGTCATTGAACTGGCCCGTGCGCTTCCAGCTAAGTCCGAAGTCAAGAAATCGGAAAAAGTTGATGTCATGGATGGCGTTTCGGTGGCAGAAGCCCAGGGGCTGGGCGAAGAGTTGGGTGTAGACTTCGATGTGATTTCTCCTGAGGAATGGCAGAAAGGCATCAGGCATGAACGCGAGCACGCCGACGTCAGCACCGACGCCAAAGAGATCGCTAAGATCGCTCTTGCGCATTTGAAGGAATCTCCTCGCTACTACTCGGATCTGGAAGCTTGCATGCCCTTGGAAAAAGAGGAACTTGCCAAACGTCGTCATCTGAACCTGCCGCCGGGGACGATGATTGAGGGCGGGCCAACCGGCGATCGACGCAAAGTCGGCAAGATCAAGGTGAAGCATGCTGATGGTACAGTGTCATGGATTCAGGCGCGGGCAGGACAGGTGACTTCAGTCGCCGACCGCAATGCACCACCGATTCTTGGTCACGCCAGCCACCCTCTTTCGAGCCGTAACCCCCGTGGGAGATAATATATAGGAGGTGGCCATGTTGCGCGTCTTTTTGGATACCTCTGCGTTGACCACCCTTGCGCAGAATCTGGAGCCGGAAGTCATCAATCAGCTAGTCCAGAGGGCGGCGCGCGATGTCGCTGCAGCTGCACATGCGCACATCATTGAAGGCGCTAACGCGCGGCTTCACTCCCGCCTAAAACCTTACTTATCTGGTCTTTCGTTTGCTCAAGAAGATGATAATACCTGGATTGTGATTCTCGACAAGAGCGTGCGTTGGATTGATGACGGCCTGGAACCGCATTCCATGGTTGAGGACCTGTTGACGCCTAAGGGCGGCAAGATGCGGGTTCATACGTCTAAAGATGGCCATCGTTGGCGCGTGATTCCCTTTTCTCATGGTCCAGGCAAAGGACAGACATCTACGACGCCAGCCCAGCAGTCATTGATTTCCACCATCAAAAAGGAAATGGCTCAGCGTAAGATTCCATGGAATAAAATCGAAAATGATGACACTGGCAGTCCGCGATTGGGGATGTTGCATGCCTTCGACATCTCTTCGAAACCCCTAAAGACGCATCATGGTGCGGGGCAGGGATGGGGACAGATTGGTCAAGTTCGTCAGGGGCCTACGGGCATTCCCTTCCTGCATGGCGTCCGCGTCTATCAGCATCGCATCAAGACAGAATCGGGGTTGGAGAAGGTGAAGCGCTCTGTTATGACGTTTCGAATCGTTTCCTCCAAACATGCGGGCACTAAGCGCTGGTTTCATCCCGGTCTGCCGGCGGAACACCTCTTTGAGGAGGCCGCAGAATGGGCGCAAAAAGAATGGTCCGAGAAAGCCCTGCCTCAGATCATTGAAGCCCTGACGTCGGTAAACGCCCAGTAGCGTCTTCGCCGCTGAATCTTTCCCCCGCTTCCTGGCGCCTTTGGCGTGGGCAAAGGGGTGTAGTGAAGGGAAGGCTGCGATGACTGATGTTCGTTCAACAGAAGTCGTCGGTATTTTTCAGGGCGACGTCATCATTCGCACCGCCATCGAGGCGGCTATTGCCGACTTGCGTGCGCGCCCCGATGAGCTGGATTACATCTGGGCGTCTTTGGCGCAGGATGAACTGACACGCGACCACGCGGGGTATGGCGAAAATCAGATTCAGCTGGCAAAACAATGGTTTTTGAATACCGATATTCCGGTATTTTCGAACGTTCGCGTACCCGACAACATTCGTCAGGGTACGTTTGTTACCATCGCAATCCAAAAAAGCGATGAAGTTTACAATACATTAGGTGACAGCCACTGGGCGGGATACGAGAAGGTCGATGGAGGACAGCCATTTTTTAGTCGTCCCTTTACGGTTAGGGATTTTGATTGGACGACGGGTTACGTTACCCTTCCAGACGATGTCGCCTATCAAGCCCCCTTGAGTTCCGGCGTTGTGTTGTTTACACGCAATGGCCGTTCGTTTCCGATAACGGAGGTGGTGTCGTCGAAGGTTGTGAAGATTGACAACCAGCAGCTGCGTATTGACCTCAGGGATCTTCGCCTGCGTTGGCCACCCCAGAAATACCTAATGCCATTGGAAGGGGAGGTCTCGCGGGAACTCTACGGCGTTGGCTGTCATAGTTACCACGAACCAATACATGCCCTGTATCTGTATGCGGCCATTCGCTATGCGCTGATGCGTTATCGAGAAAGATATCTGGAGGCTCGTGGATTTCAAGCCTCCTCTATATCTGCTGGGCAACTTGATATCGACAGCCAGTTTGACTCCGAAATGGGCTACAGCAGATACCTGCAACTGACGGGCATTATCCATCAAGTTTGGAATAAGGATATTCAATCATCTATTTTGGCCGTAACCAATCGCATCCGCGTCATCGGGGGTGCGCGGGTGCCTGTCGATGTCGACACTCAGTCCCTGGATGACTTGTTGTGGATCGGCGACCTGGATGGGCTGGGAGTATCTTTTGGCGCCGCGCCGACTCCCACGCCCGCCGCCGCCGGCGCCGTTCCCGGCGTATTCTTTGGCGCAGCGACGCAGATTACGGGGGAGTCCGAGGTTCGCGCCCTGGCATTCCGCGCCACCGGCATCCGCCAAACCTCGTTTACCACCGTCGTTGATCCCGGATACTACATTTGGTTTGTAGTCCCCGTGGCCTACGGCGAAGCCATATTCGAGGTCGGAAAGGTCGTTGGTGGCTTTATCCTCGCTAACCCGAATCTCGTCATGGATGGCGTCTCTTATCGCGTGTATCGATCTGCTCAGGCGGGTCTGGGTACCACTAATGTGGAGGTCCTATGACTACCATTCCCGGCCCCGTTGAGGTCGCCAATACCGTAAAGGCTAAAAACGGCCTCAGCTTCCCCGTCGTTGAAGACACTGATATCTGGGGTGGATTTCAGGTCGTGGCGACCATCGCTGAGCGCGATGCGATCCCCACGGAAAAACTCAAGGTCGGCATGCGGGCTTCTGTGCAAGCCGATGGCTTTGCCTATAAGCTCACGGCGATCAGCCCCCTTACTTGGGTTATCGATACCGGTGGCGGTGGAGCCACAGACGGCGACAAGGGCGATATCACGGTCTCGGGTGGTGGTACTACATGGACGATCGACAGTGCCGTAGTCACCAACGCCAAGTTGGCGGCTGTGCCGACGGCGACCATAAAGGGCCGAACGACGGCTGGCACTGGCGCCCCCGAAGACTTGACAGGAACTCAAGTCACCGCCCTACTTAGCGTCTTCACAAGCAGCCTGAAGGGCCTGGCGCCGGCGTCGGGCGGCGGCACCACCAACTACCTGCGCGCTGACGGCGTATGGACCACGATCCCAACTTCGTCGCTGACGGGTATATTAGGGGTTGCCAACGGCGGCACGGGCACGGGCACGGCCCTTACATCGGGGAGTATTGTCTTCGCAGGTGCTTCTGGCGTCTACGCACAAGACAACGCCAACCTGTTTTGGAACGATACAGACAACAGGCTTGGCCTCGGCACGAACATACCCGCAAATAAGCTAGACGTCGTCGCTGGTACGCTTGCCAGCGGACAGCAAGCGCTCAAGACGACGGCCACTTTGGCGGCTCCGGTTGCAAATAGCTACGAAACCGCCAACTACTTTTCCGTCATTCCACAGGGATCGAGTGATGGATTCGTCGTTGCGCAGGTGGCGGAACTCGCTACGGGCTACACCGGGGTGGGGCGCACGGTCGGTTTCTCTACCCAGAACAATGCCGAGGGCACGGGCGTCCTGGCATTCACGCCGTTCACTGGCGCCCTGAAGGCCAACTTCGGCGCAATCCTAAGCGTCGCCACGACGACAGGCACGACCCCCACGGGTTCGGGCACGCGCGTCGGCGCACTCGGCTACTCGGGCGGATCATCGACTTTGAGTGTCGGTATTCAGGGGCTTTCGCTTGGCAACGCCGGTAAATCAGTGGGTGTGTACGGCGGCTCGATCCGTTCGGCTGGCAGCAACAACATCATCGGCGGCTACTTCTCGCTGTACACTGACGCCTCGCCTTTCACGGCGTCGCTTGTCAATACCGATGCCGCGCTCATCGCAGACAACGGCCCGCAGGCGGCTTCGATTTTCCTGGCCCGCGACAACGGCACGGCCGCCTTCACGATCGCCGACGGCGGTTACGTTACGGCGAGAAACACATCAGACAGCACCACCGCGTTTCAGGTGCAGAACGCGACGGGCACCACGATCCTCGGCATCGACACGAAGAATCAACGGCTGGGTATCAATACCAACACGCCCGCCGCCACCGCGCATATTGTCGGTGACAACACCGTTCACGGCCTGCGCGCGACAAAGGCGTCAAGCAACACGACGCTGAATGCCGATGCGTCTGGCGTGGTGCTCGCAAATACCGACACAACGAACAACAACTACTACACGCTGACGCTTGCCTCCAACGGCACTGGCGGCTCCTTGGTTCAAGGCGCGGCATTGTGGGGGGTATTTACCAATCACGGAGTTTCAACTCTTTCCGCGGACTTGGCGTTCGGCACCACCAGCGCCGCCAGCGCCGCCACCGAACGCATGAGGATTACGGCAGGCGGTAGCGTCGGTATTGGCACGAGCAACCCCACTGATTTCTTTTCCGTCGGCTCATCGTCGCAGTTTCGCGTCAGCTCTTCTGGCAATCTGACGCGCATCAATAATATTGCCTATAGCTGGCCGGCGTCTCAGGCCAGCGTGAATGGCCAAGTCCTATCAAATGATGCTTCTGGCAACCTCTCTTGGGTAGTGCCTCAGGCCCTCAAGACGCCCATCTCAACCAAAACCGCCAACTACCTCGTCACTACATTCGATGGAACAATCTTGGTCAATGCCGCTTCCGGGGCCGTAACCATTACTTTGCCGTCGGCGGCTTCTGCGAATGAATATCATTTTACCATCAAAAAAATCGATACATCTTCCAATACCGTAACGATCGCCGGTACCATCGATGGTACAACTAACTATGTGCTATATTCTCAGCACGAAGCCGTTCGCGTGCAGTCCGACGGTAGTGCATACTGGATTATCTGATCGGGAGTCTGCGCGATGACATACGATCCTACTCTACGCGAAGAACGTCGAATGTCCAAGGAGCCCACGGGCTTTCCCAATAGGACTGATTCGACCATTTCATTCAATAACGGCTCGCGCACTTTCTCCATCGCCCCGACTGGATCATTTTTTGAGTTTTTTGTCGTAGGCGTAAAATACATCAAATCAACCACACAAAGCGTCGTAATCACCAACACCGAAGGGTTGTGGTATTTTTATTTTGACAACACGGGCACGCTTCAGGCCACAAATGTTTTTACCTCAGCAATCATCAGAGAATATGCGTTTGTGGCTGCACTCTATTGGGATGCGACTAACGCCGCCGCCATCTACTTTGCAGAAGAGCGCCATGGCCTGACGATGGATGGCGCTACGCATTCATATCTTCATAACAGCATTGGTGCCGTTTATCTTTCGGGATACGCGCTCGGCGACTTTACTGTGGACGACAATGGGAGTCTGGCGTCGCATGCGCAGTTGTCATGCGCCAATGGTACGTTTTACGATGAAGATCTTCAGCACACCACCGTCAATGGCTCCCCGCAGACCCTGTCGCCGATAGCTCAGATTCCGATCTACTACCGAACAGGCAGCGGAGCCGGCGTTTGGCGTCGTAAAGCAGCTGATACCTATCCCGTGATCTATAGCGGCACGGCCGGTTACACGGGCCCCAATGGGCGACTTCCATTCAATCAAAATAGCGGCGGCGTTTGGTCGCTTGCTGAGTTGCCTAACTTCAACTACGTTTTGGTGCACTACTTTGCCACCAACAACATCAATGAGCCAATCGTTGGCATCCACGGCATTACTTCATATAACAGCATTAGCGACGCCAGAACCGGTGCGTCTTCCGAGATTTCTTCAGTTACGGGGCTGCCTTTTAGCGAGTTCGTGCCTCTGGGATCGGTCATATTTCAAACCGATTCCTACACCAACGTGCCCAATGCCCGCATTCGCAGCACCGATACGGGGCAGCCGTATGTGGATTTTCGGCCTCTGGGGGAGCTGCCCCTTGGGTCGGTTTCTAGCCACAGCAATCTCTCGGATCTTGATGCCTTAGATCACCCCGCTTCGGCCATCTATACTTCTACGACTAACTTCAATAACATCCTGTCGTCGGCCAATACCACCGTACAATCTGCCCTGGACGCCCTAGACAACATCATTCCCGTTACGGATGGCGACAAGGGCGATATTACGGTTTCGGCCAGCGGCGCCACTTGGACAATCGATAACGCGGCAGTGACCAACGCCAAGTTGGCTAACGTCGCTACGGCCACGATCAAGGGGCGAACGACTGCCGGCACGGGATCGCCCGAAGACCTGACTACGGCTCAGGCGACGGCGCTGTTGGATGTCTTTACGTCGACACTCAAGGGCCTAGCGCCTTCATCAGGAGGCGGTACCACCAACTACCTGCGCGCTGACGGCACCTGGGCGGTACCACCCGGTGGCGGCGGCGTCACGGATGGGGACAAGGGTGATATCACTGTCAGTTCCGGTGGTGGCGTCTGGACAATCGACAACACCGTCGTCACCAACGCCAAGTTAGCTAACGTTGCTACAGCAACCTTCAAGGGTCGTACGACTGCCGGCAGTGGTTCACCCGAAGACTTGACGGGTACGCAGGCGACGGCGCTCCTTGACGTCTTCACCAGTACCCTCAAGGGGCTGGCGCCTTCATCAGGAGGCGGCACCGCCAACTACCTGCGCGCTGACGGCACCTGGGCGGCGCCTCCTGGATCATTCACGCAAGCCGCCGCCGATCTGCTGTATCTCAAGCTCGACACAAGCAATGGACCGCTGACCAATACCCTGACTATCAACAAGACCACGCCGTCGCTTACTGCGCCGACCCTGACTACTGCCTCGGCAAACGACCTGTTTATCTCTGCGGCCAGTGGCGCCGGCAGCCGCGGCTTTTTTATTTCCAGCGCCACTGCTACATCAACCGACAACGGCATCACGATCACGGGTTCGGCGGCGGCGGCAGCCAATCGCACGTCGGTTTTGGTCTCAACGCCCGTAAGTACGGCAGCCGATAGATTCGCCTTCCGCGTCACCAATAATACCGGCGATATCATGAGGCTCAATGGATTGAGTCAGACGCTGGTAGCCGACGGTACGGCAGCCAATCCATCCCTGGCCTTTATCAATAGCGTGGGTACTGGTGTATATCGACCCGCCGCAGATCAGTTGGCGATTGCTACTGCCGGCGCGCAGCGCCTGTTGGTAACGAGCACGGGATTCACTATTGGTGCGTTCACCCTGCCACTTACCGATGGCACAGCCAATCAAGTTCTGCGAACCAATGGCTCGGGATCAGTAACTTGGCAAACGATTACGGCTACTATCGCCGATGGCGACAAGGGTGATATCACAGTCAGCTCCAGCGGCAGCGTCTGGACAATCGACAACACGGTCGTCACCAACGCCAAGTTGGCTGACGTTGCTACGGCTACAATCAAGGGGCGAACGACTGCCGGCAGCGGCTCACCTGAGGACTTGACTGGTGCTCAAGCCACGGCACTTCTGGATGTTTTTAGTAGCAGCTTGAAGGGGCTGGCCCCAGCCTCTGGTGGCGGCACAGCCAACTTCCTGCGTGCTGACGGCACTTGGGCGGCCCCCAGCGCCAGCGTTGCTGATGGCGACAAGGGTGATATCACAGTCAGCTCCAGCGGCAGCGTCTGGACAATCGACAACACGGTCGTCACCAATGCCAAACTCGCTAATGTTTCTACGGCTACAATCAAGGGGCGAACGACTGCCGGCAGCGGCTCACCCGAGGACTTGACTGGAACTCAGGCCACGGCGCTCCTTGATGTCTTCACCAGCAGCCTGAAGGGTTTGGCCCCAGCCTCTGGTGGCGGCACCACGGCATTCCTGCGCGCCGACGGTACTTGGTCTAATCTTGTGACGAGTGGAACCGCGGCGCCAAGCGGCGGCAACGATGGCGACATTTACTTGCAATACACATAAGAGGTCGTTGTATGCCCGATAACGTAGGCTACACTCCTGGTTCTGGAGCCAGCGTTGCCGCCGATGACATCGGCGGCGTCCTATATCAAAGGGTGAAGTTGGTACAAGGAGCCGATGGAATCAACGAAGGCGACGTCGCATGCACGAACCCACTGCCGGTGCAGGAAAGCAGCGGAGCAATGTCGCTGCTCAATCGCATTTTGTCGGTCTTGATGTCGCCCATGGGCTTTGACCGTTCTCTTGGTCGTCAAAGGGGTACGGTAATCGTTGAATCTGGCACCGTTACGGCTGTTACGACTGTTACAACCGTTACGACGTGCACCACAGTCACGGGATTGACTAATATCGATAGCCGCCCCGGCGCAATGCTAATAAATCAAACCAACATTAGCGCGTGGGCAGATTGTCATCGCGCTCGAATCACCTGAGGATTCTAAGATGGCCAATACCTTCAAAAAAGTTATCGATAGGATGATGTGGGTTCAGATCGCACCATCCCCCAACGCCCATGCCGCGGCTACGCAGATGTGCGCAGATATGCGTAACGATTCGACGCGGAATCCCTTCGTTTACACTCTCGTGAGCAACGCGGTCTTGAATCGATTCAATATCGTTACTAAGTCATGGCAGTTGGCTGTTGCTAACCCGTTGACGGCCGGCACTTTCGGCGCCGGCGCCGCTATCGCCTTTGCTCCTAGCTTTGGTGCCGTGGGTACGATCGCCGCCGGTGCCACGACAACGACTTTTACGCTTAGCACCGCCCTGCCGACAGCCGTCGGTGTGAATATGTTGGCGAATCGCGGCGGCAGCGGAGAGCTTGGATTCCGAGTCCGTATCATCGATACTACGGCGGGCAAAGTTGAAGAGCGTTGGGTTGTTGGCAATACTGCCGGCACCACGCCTACTATTACTGTTGATGCTGCATTTACATTTACGCCCGCAACCGGCGCCCGTTACGAGCTGCTGTGCGGACGCTTGTTTATGTTGGGTTCGGGTACCGTGGCCGCCGGCGTTTTTCGTACCTTTGAGCCGGCCAGCAATACACTCGCCAACCGTACCACTACCAGCTTGCCGGCGACGCTGAGCACCGATTCCGCGATGCTTGTGTTGGATGAGCTGTATGTGCCCTATAACCATGCGCCGGGCGAGGGTATGGTAAAGGGGTCATTCCTCTATGATACGGGCCTCAACAGCCTGACGGCTACGGCAACTGGCGCTTCCTCGCTTACGGGTCAGGCGACGGGGGGCGATGCTGTAGTTGCCGTCAATGAATACCGCAACTTTCAGATCAGAATCGTACAAGACACCGGCACTCCGGCGGCAGTTGGACAACGTAGGATCATCGCCAGTCACACTGCTGGTGCCTCGCCCGTCTATACACTCGGCACCGCGTGGACGACACAGCCATCGGCGACCGCAAAATATGTCATTGAACAACCCAATGTCATTATCTTGCGTACAACCGCCAACACCACTACCTACACCTACAACTACACCGACGCTTCCATCAACAACGGCACGAATACGATTGCCGCCGATGCCTGGAGTACGACATTTTTTGGTACTGCGCCGGCCGCCAATGCCGCCGGCTGCCTTTGGGCACCGTCTTTTGGCATCCAGCCCGATCCGTCACGCAACGCCCGTCACAGCTTCAACTTCTTTTTCCGCGGCGGTGCGGTGACGTTGGATGTTCTCGACATCGCGGGCGGAACCACGGGGCTCTGGACTGGCGCAGTGGCATATGACGGTAACGTCACCTCATTTGGTGCTGGAACAACGGGCTGTTGTTCGCCGTTTAGTGAAGAAGGGCGATATACTTATATCAATGTGTACGTTGCTTCTCAAATCAATCAAATCTATCGCTTTGATGCAAAACATCGTGTGTTCTCGCCGTATACTCCAACAGATTTCATCCAAGCTGGTACTGCGGCTTTGGGGGGGAGAATGGCGTCATATTGTGCTATCGACGGCACCGATAAATATAGCATTGTCCTGCTGCAATCGCACTTGTCAACCATTTCGCAGGAACTGATTCCTTTGGTATAATAATCGATGGCCACTTCGACTGAGATGACATCTCAGTCGAAGTGGTTTTTAGCTTTTGTGGCTTCGCTAGTCGGAGCCGCTTAGGAAACGGCGGTGGCTGTATGACGGTGGAAGAGCTGATTGTTTTGATGGAAAGGAAGTTGACGACGCTAAATGTAGCGCGGACTTCGGCTACGAACATCGGCGATCTGAATCAGATCGTGTTTCTGGACGGACAGATCATCCTGACTCAAACGACTCTCGATCAACTGCGAACATTAGTCTAACTCCATGCTTCTAACTCTCTTATCCAATCAGGGCGCAGCGCCACCGCCGGTCGTCACCTGGTTGCGTGTCGGTGGAGTGTGGAAGCAGTGTGTAGTCTGGCTCAAAGTCGCTGGGACGTGGAAGACCTGTCGCTTGTATTTCAAGGTAACGGGTATCTGGAAGGGCTAGGCGCCCGGCCACAGATAAGGCGCAATCAAGTTGCCGGGCGACGAGCCCGGTTTCTGCATGCTGCAATGAGCTATCAGACGACGGCTGCTGAATCTTTGCCCTAAATCGCTTTTGGAGAGGTAGTACGATGCCTAAAAACCCTCAGGACTTGGTAGTTCAGCTTCGCCAGGGGCTCGTGCCACTGCTCAAAAAGACCATTGAAGATCTGGAAGGGCACTATGCGGATCTGCGTGAGCGTGAACTTCGCAAGGCCGAAGGCGATCCGTACGCGGATCTGCATCGCCGGCTGATGGCTCATACCGAACAAGCAGCGGCGCGTCCCGAACCGATTTCTGGCAAACCCATGCCGGCTGCCGAGGGCAAAGAGTCATTCGATTACAGCCACCTTCTTTCTCCCCAAGCCCGGCAGGCGGGTGAGAAGCTGATGGTGAATCACGATATGAAGCCCAACAAGTTCAAAACCATCGATGTTCACCACATTGGATCCGATGGAAAAGACATCGAAACCTTGTCGCGCCGACAAATGGAATCATCGGGCCAAAGCCCCGCCCACCAGGCCTTCAATCAGCATCTGGACTGGATTATGTGGCGTAACTCGCAGTATGCCCTTCAGCACATGAAGGGTGACCAGGGTCTGGCGAAGGCCGAGGCCTGCCAGAAATGCGGCGACATGCATCAGCCGCTTGAGAAGTGTGGCGAGATGGCCGCCGGCAAGTCTGAGGTCAAGAAGGAGGAGCCGAAGATGAATCCGGCGCCTCTGAAGGACCGCAAGACCGTCCCTGATCAAAAGGCGGTGCCTGATGCCGCCGACAAGGATTCCGTGTTGCCCAGCGACAAGAAGTCAAAAGACCTGACGGACAAGAAGACGGGCAGCGGCGGTCAGCTCAACAGCCGTAAGCTGGAAGAAATCCGTAAGGCTGCCTGGTCTGAAACCAAAAAGGCTGAGAAGCTGCAGAAGCCCGGCTCGCACACGGAGAAGGAAAAGCGGCAGGCTGCCCACATCAAGGAGTCCTACGAGTCCAAGGGCGTCTCGCCGAAGGAAGCCGAGTCGAGGGCCTGGGCGACCGTCAACAAGGATGAGCTTCAAAAAGCCGGCGTTTCGGAAGCCAAGCCGCCTAGCGGCAAGAAGCCGACCGCACCTCCATCGACGGCCAAACCCAAGCCGCCCACGCCGCCGCCCGCATCGTCGCGCCCCAGCGCGTCTCTTCCTTCTGCCGCGCCGAAGCGTATCTCGCCGCCGTCGTTGATGAAGGCCGGAATCGCGGAGACGATTATGGCGATGGCAGCAAAAGCCAAGAAGGGTACCTCGCCGGAAGATGCCGCACGCGCCTTGGCGGCTGAATCAGCTTTTACTCCCGCGACTGTGGCGGAAGAACCGAAGAATCAGGGAGGGGCCGCAGGCGAACTGAAGCCTAAGTCGTCGGCGGCAATGATTAGTGCGGCAGACAAGAAATAGCTTTCGACAAGTGACTGAATCTTCGGACCCGTAACGGCTTTGCAAGGGGCAAAACACAATGGCTCTCTCTTACACCACCACCGAAGGCACTCTCATCATCCCCGGCGCCTATTCTACCGTCAAGGTGGCGGCAGAGACAAGCGGCTTGGCGGCCAATGGCGTCGTGACGCTGGTAGGCGAAGCCGATGCCGGTCCCGACTGGTCATTGGAAGATGACCTGGAGGCAAACGCCTTCGGTGTCGATCAGGTGGCGGCAGTCGTCGCCAAGTACCGCAGCGGCAACTTGGTCGATGCCATGCGCGCAATCGCCTCGCCGGCCAACGACATCAACATCAGCGGCGGACCGTCGCGCGTCATCCTCGTCAAGACCAACGCCTCGACGAAGGCCACGCGCAACCTGGTGAACTTTGCCGCTACGACCTACGGCGTGATTGCCGATAAGTCGTATGGCCGCTTGGGTAACCTCATCCAGAGCCAGCTTTTGGCCTCGCAGGCCGAGAGCCTGCCGACGACGGGCTCGTTTACTTATATTCCCGGCGTGGGAACGGTGAACTTTGAAGTGCGCGTCAATGGCGGTGCCGCCATCTCGGTGGCGTTGACTGCCAACACTACACCCACGGCGTTTGTGTCGACAGTCAACGGTCTCGCCGGGCCTTTGGCGACCGGTGGCGTCGATCGCGTAGCCCACCCAACGACGGGTAACTTGGCGTTGGGTGTTGTTGGCGGTTCTGGCACTAGCAGAAACATCACCATCACTACGACCGCGACTTTTCCTGTTGTGCCGACGGCAGGAGATACGTTGGTGATTGGCGTATCTTCGGTCCTCACGGGCGCCGGCGGTGCTTCGGGCGACAACGTCGGTGCGTATGTCGTCACCGCCGCCTCATCGAACAGCATCTCGGCCACCAAACTTTCGGATGCGGGTCAGACCGGCGCTGTTGTTGGCGGACCAGTCAACTGCGTCGATGTCGCTTCGGTTGCCGTCGGCGGTACTCCCGCCAATAACTTGGTTGTGTACTCTCCGGCGGTCATCACACTTGAGGCTGGTAACCCAATCGACGGCGTCGGCAAGGTCATCGAGATTGCTCAGTTGACCACCGGCACGGACTTGCTGGAGCGCTGTGCCTATGTGCTTGGCACGAGCACCCCAGTGACTTGGATTTCCAAGTCCACCGCCTCGGCTCGATTGACATCGGTTGCCGAGTACATCGCCCAGCTGTCGCTTAGTCGTCAGTCCGATGGTATCTCCGAGGATTTGGTGTCTGGCGGCCGCGTGGTCTTGAATGTCGGTTATACCGGCACCTTGGCCCTCCTGACGATCTCCAGCGCCGGCGTATTTACGGCGACGGTGTCTGGTGGTTCTGGCTCCAACCTGACCCTGAACCTCAGTGACTTCGCTACGGTTGCAGACTTGGCGGCTTATATCAATACGCAAACCGGCTACTCTGCTTCCGTCGAGTCGGCGGTTGTCGGGCAGTTGCCTTCTACGGCGCTGGATCGCGTTTCGACGATTGGCATCTGCACGACGCATGGCACGCGCGCCGGCCGCATCAAGGTTGACGCCTACGATTTCTTCAAAAAGATCAGCGAGGAATCGGCTCTGGTGCAGTTGCAGAACACCAGCGGAACGGTGGTACGCGCCAACGCTGGATTGCCGGCGACGCAAGCCGCCGGCTTCCTGGCCGGTGGCACTAAAGGCGGCACGACGTCGGCCAACTTGACGTCGGCGATTGACGCCCTGGAGAAAGTGTCGACGAACTTCATCGTCCCCCTCTTCAGCCGCGATGCCGTCGGCGCCGACATCACCGATGGCCTTACGGAAGCAACTTCGACGTACACCATCGATGGCTTGAATGCCGTGGTCAAGACGCATGTCAATAAGATGTCGACGCTGAAGCGCCGTCGCCACCGCCAGGGCTTCCTGAGCAAGCGCACGACCTTTGCTGCGGCGCGTGAGTCGGCAGCCAACCTGGCTGCCTACCGTTGCTCATTGGCCTTCCAAGACGTCAAGTTGGTTTCGGGCGCCGGCGTCATCACCCAGTATCAGCCCTGGATGGCCTCGGTGTTGGCCGCCGGCATGCAGGCCGCCGGCTTCTATCGCGCGATTGTCAACAAGGGCGTCAACTGCAGTGGCGTATTGCAGGCGGCGCGCGACTTCGACGATCGCGACCTGACGGCGACTGAGCAGGCGTTGACTTCGGGTCTCTTGGTGATGGCCCGCAAGTCCACGGGTGGATTCGCTTGGGTCAGCGATCAGACAACCTACAGCCGTGACAACAACTTCGTCTACAACAGCATCCAGGCGACGTATGCCGCGGATCTGATTGCCTTGTCGACGGCTCAGCGCATGGAGATCGCCTTCCTCGGTCAATCGACCGCCGATGTCTCGGCGGCCATTGCGAAGGCGACGCTGGACAGCATCATGGCCGACTTCTCGCGATTGAAGCTTATTGCCTCCAGCAGCGATGCCCCAAAGGGTTACAAGAATGCTGTCGTTCAGATTGCGGGACCGGTGATGCTCGTTAGCCTTGAGATCAAGCTGGCGGGTGCGATTTACTTCATTCCCATCAGCTTCGTCGTCTCACAGGTTCAACAGTCGGCGTGATGCCGCCACCCGAGATTCTAAGGGCATTCAATAAAAGGGAGAAATCAACATGGCACCTCCAAAGATCGTAACCGGTGCGCGGGCGAAGGTCGAGATCACGAGCGATGATGGCCGTAAAGTGACCGTTGGTATTTTCACGTCCATCAGCTATGGCGTCGCCTATGACGCTACGCCCGTATATACTCTGGGGGCGTACGCGCCGCGTGACATCGAGTACACGGCTCAGGAGCCAGTGAGCATCAGCGCCAGCGGTTGGCGTATCATCGATCAAGGGCCCCATGTCCAGGCCCTTTTCCCGACCCTGGCTGAGATTTTGACCCATGAATACCTGCAGTTCGTGATCACCGATCGGCAGAACCCCGACAAGGTGATTGCGAAGATTTCGAACGTTCGCCCCACGAGCTACCAGACGCCGATTGCTAGCCGACAGTTGACTGAGCAGAGCTTCAGCTTTATGGGCATCCTCTGTAGCGACGAGACGGCCGATAACGACTTGTCTGAAGATGGCACGGCAAGCCGATTGCCTTGACGTCTACGTCAGCAGCCTAACGCTTAGCGTCATTTGAGCAGCGGCCTTCCTACACCGGAGGGCCGCTGTTTTTCTGCAGAAGCGCGTGATAGTTGCCTATTGTCGATGTGTGTGCTATCATCGGCCGCAAGGAGGCTGCGCTTATCATGACCCTTCTCATCGTTCCGATTGGTACTGCCGGTGCCGGCAAGTCAACGGCCGCCAACATCTTCTGCGAGTTGCTGGACAAACGCGGCCTGAGAGTGACTCAAGCCGCCTTCGCGACGCCCATCAAGCGCTTTTGTCGCGGTGTCTTTGGTTTCAGCTTTGAGAATGTTTATGGCCCGTCATCGGCGCGTGAAGAAGAAATGCCGACCTATCTGAACATGGAGGCCTGGGAGTCGGCTCGCGAATATCTGAAGGTCTGCGGCAGCGCCTTCGTCGGCGAGTGCTGGCCCGACGCCACACCCGAGTTCTGGCTCAGGGCGCGTCGAGAGCTGGACCATTGGTTCAACGAACTGATGGCCGAGGTGCCGTGGTCGTGGGAGATGGTCGACTGCCGGCGTCAGCTGCAACGCCAACGCGGGCTTAGTGCTCGTCGAGCCCTGCAGACTCTCGGCACTGAGTGGGGCCGTGCGCTCGATGCCGATGTCTGGATCAACTGCCTCAAGCGTCAGGTCGCGGATTCAGACTTCGACGTCATCGTGCTTTCGGACGCTCGCTTCTTCAACGAAGCCGAGAAGTCCCGTGGCTTCCCTCTCCTCATTCGCCGCCCCGGTCTCGTCTCTACTACCCCCAGCCATGCCTCGGAGAAGGATCAGCAGACGCCAGAGATGTTGGATTTCTGCAGCCGCAATGGCGCGGTCATCGACAACCTTGGCAGTCTAGAAGATCTACGCCAAAGTCTGATGCCGATCGCCGATCGCGTCATGGACAGCTGCGTTGACTGCGTTGGCTGCTGAAACAATCTTTGGGTAGCCTATCAGCAGCTGGGGGATCAGCAATGCCACCTAACGTAACTGCCGCTTCTTTCCTAGAGGCTCATGAGACACGGATTCAGAGTCTGGAGTCACAGGGCACGGAAACGCAGGCCATCTTGTCGCGATTGCAAGGCGACATGCAGCATGTACAGGAGTCGCAGGAAGAAGTCTATCGTGACCTGCAGCAACTGAAGTTGATGGTTGCGGGCGTGGGCGACAAGACGCGCGAAGGCTTCGCGTCCGTGGACGTCGGCCTGAGGGCCTTGACGACGCGCGTTGCGGATCTGGAAAAAGTCAAGGAAGAAAGCGATCACGCAATCGCCGCCTTCAAGCGTAAGGTCATCGCCGGCATCGTGTTCATCGTCGGCGGCGTTGTCGGTACCTTTTCGTCTAAGTTTGGTGACGCTCTCTGGGCGGCAATCAGCAAATAATCCGATGGAGTGCGGCCATGGCCAACGTCAAGTCATCTGCGTTTGATGGCGGTGTCAAAAGCCGCAAAATGTGGTTCGCCGTCGGTACAGCCGTGTTGATTCTCTGCGGCGGGCTCTTGTCGGCTCACTACCCAGCCTTTGCCGCCAACTACGAAGTCTTTGTCGGCGGCCAACTGGGGGCATTGGCGATTTACAGTGGATCGAATGTTGGAGCCAAGTTCGTCGGCGGCCGGCGACAGTCGAAGGCGGCGGCAGACGATGAGTGACCGCGAGATGATGGAAATGGCCTTCAGTGCAGTTGAAGTGCATCAGTGCAGCGACGAAGGGCGGCGGCGCATGGCCATTCGCTCATTCCTTGGCGGCTCCTTCACTTGCTGGGAGATGAAGCCCGCCACGGCCTGGAACGACGATTACTGGGAAAAAGTCGGCAACTGCCATACGACGCTAGAGGCCAGGGATTGGGTCGGTAGGCTTTGAGGGCGCTAGCTGGTTCTCTATCCAAGCCCAGTGGACCACCAGAAAGTCCTCCAGCGCCTCTTCATCTGTGACATACCAGTGACCGTGCCGTGCCGCCGCGGCTCGTTGTCGCGCCACAGCCTCCACAACAGAGCAGGAACGCACGACATCGCCCTCTCGTTCACAGCGTTCATTCCACTTCACAAGCGGCAACTGTGCTACGGCCGCCACGGGTAAGAGCGACGGCAGCTGAGGAGACAGCAGGTGTCTCAGTTGCCGCAGCTTCAATGTCAGCCAACCAAAGATGCTAGTCATCACCACGCAAGGCCTCCTGTGTTGCCGTCAGGTAGCTGAATAGCATCCGCCAAAGGCTTATTTATTGGTCGCCTCGGGCTTTATGCCGCTTATATCCAGCATCACCTGCATCGGCGTCTCGACAATGCCATCGACGGCACCCACGGCCACGGCCTCTTGCGGCGTCAGCCACCACTCCCGTCCGTTGCTGTATTGTGCATGGCATTCGGGAATGGAGATGCGCAGGCGATGACATTGCTGCCAGGCCATGGACGAGTTGACGGCAGAAAGTGCCAGCGCCTCGTTGGCCTCCGGCTCCTGGGGGCTGGGAACGAATGCCTCATGAAGCATGAGATTGCTGCGCGCCGTCATCAATCGTAGACCACAGCTCTGCAGCAGATAATAAGCGCCGGAAGCCCCCAGGCCATCCACAACACAGACGATTTTTTTGTGGCTGCTTTCGATGATACGAGAGATATCGCGACTGGCCGTCAACAAACCGCCGGGGCTGTCAATCACCAGCACGACAAACTCAGTTTCGGCGGGAAGCGACTCCAAGGTATTTTCCAGCGCCTCTGTCGTTCGGTCATTCAGCGCAACATCCAAGATGACTTGAGCCACCTTGGTGGGTCGATCCACGATTACCAAAGACTTCAGCTGCGGACTCGCGTCAATGACCGGCGGCGCGGCGGCGGCGGCTGCCGTTGCGGCAGCCTGCGGCGGAACCAAAGGCACTTCGTGATCTAGGGAAGGAGATGTCGAGAGAAGTGACAGAGCAAACCACAGTCGCTGCATGATACCCACCCCTTTCACGGCGGCAAAACGCCGCCATATTTTCAAGGTTGGGTCGGTTTCAAAATGCTAGCATAAAAAAACTGCAGTTTTTCTGACATCGCCGCGCCTTCTTCTGTGATCCTCAGGCGATAGCCACTAAGGCCATCGACGTAGCGACAGTCGATAGCCAACTGAATGGCCGCCGATGTGACGCGCGTCACATCGGCGATCGACGTCTGATCCATACCCGCCAGCCGCCGCGATACGGCATCGATGATATTGGTTCGAGAATCGGGGCCATGTTTCTGTAGATGGAAGAGAATGGCGAAGCCGGCAATGGAGTTTGCAAACGCCGTGTGCATTATCTTGGTGTTCATGTCCGCATTCTACAGCAAATATGCGCCTGTTGTCAATGCCGGATTCTGGGCATGGGCATTGTGGCGAGGCGGGCAAACGAGGCATCAGGGGCATCTTCTTCGTCTTCTTCGTCTTCTTCGTCTTCCTCTACCTCAACTTGCCTTTGAACTCCTTCCTTCAGACACTTCACGAGAATGCGATGCTGTTCCTCCATCGCCTGCCGCTCCTGGTCGGATTCCCTGAGGTGCCGCCAATAGCTCATTTCATGATCGCTGGATTCCAGAGCCAGAAAGGGGCTATTGAAGGCTCGGGCAATGACATCAAAGTATTCGGTAGGAAACTGGCAGACGAGGCTGCGGCTGTCGGCGCTCTCGCGATCCTTCTCGTCGACTTCCTTCTGCTCCTCCTGAACCATGTGCATGCTGCCGAGGATCTGTTGATGCAGGGCCTGGTGTCGAATCGCCATCTCCGCCAGCTCCTCCCAGGCCATCAGCTTCGTCTCAAGGTCCTCGCGGAGTGCGGCGAGCTTTGCGGCATTGTATAAAATCTGATCGCTATAGTACAACAACTCACGTTCCATTGCTACAACGAGATTGAATGAAAGGTCTTTGACGATGATGACCTTTCGGATGGAAGTCTTTTTCTTACTCATGTCCTGCCTCCCCTTTGACGGCTTTGTTGTTCTAGTGATAGCACGCCCATAGCCAGAAGACAAAGTAAAAAGCCGCCCTCGGGCGGCTCTTTGCTGCTGGCGGGAGTCTCGCGGATTATGCGGCGTTAGCCACCTTCATCTTCTTCGCCTTCTCCTTGGCCAGCTTCTTGGTTTCCTTCTCAATGTCGGCGACATCAACCAGCTTGCAGCGCGTCAGCTGGGTCTGATTGATACCTTGATAGGCATCATGGTCCTTGATGGTGGCGACGAGGGTGAAGGTCGTCGGCTCCTCAGTCTCCATAGCCTTCTCGATTGCCTCAGGGGCGTTGCTGGCGAACCACACGCCCACGTTGCCGTCTTCGGTCAGCAGCTTGATGATCGTCGTCGTGCCGTAGAAGCCCTCGATCTTCTTGACGCCCACAACCACGGCCTGCAGCATCAGCTTCTCGCCGACGACGCCGAAGTGCTGGCTGGCGGTCATGTCGCGGCCGCGGAAGGCCTTGGCGCGGGCCAGACGCTCCTGCTCCTTGAGGTAGCCGGCGACGATGTAGGCGGCGAGGCCGCTGTTCTTGAGGTTCATGACGTTGCCCTTGCTGGCGACGTACATGTTGTGCTCAAAGTCGCTGCGCTCCTCGGCGGTCTTGGCGCCGAAGGTCTCGCGCGCCCACTCCAGCGCCTTGATGGCGATCTGGGTGTCGTCGTCGGTGGGGAAGAAGCCGGCCTCCTGCCATTCGCGGCGCTCCTTGCTGCGGCTGAACATGACGGTCATAGCGAGGTCGGCGGTGGCGGTCTTCATATGCGACTCCGTGTTGATGAAGGCAGCCTACAGGAGACGGCCAAGGCTGTCAAGCACAAAGCCCGCCGAAAGTCACGCCCAGCGTAACTTCCTGCGGGTATTGACCGGGCCTACCTCAGAAGGTGGCTTCGCGCGCCGCCTTGCGGCTGGTCCAGCCTTCCATGCGAATGGCGGCGGCGACAAAGGACAGGAACTCGACGGCGTCGACGTAGTTGCCAGCGTGACTCCCGCCGGCCTCGTGCTCCGAAGCCTCGGCGGTCTCGCACAGGTCCCAGAGGAGTTCGGCCGTGGCGGCCACCGACATCGGGTTCTCGTGGCCAAGGAAGTCGCGCAGGCACTGGCGGCCGATTTGCTGAAAGTCGCCGGTGGCGTCGTTGCGCAGCACAAAGGTCTCGGTGCGCTGACGCACCATGTGGCAGTGGTCGCAGTTGCGAGGGTCGGCGCAGCGGAAGCGCGGCGGCAGCTGGCCCTCAAAACTGGGGTGCGTGCGCAGGACCACCTCGCCGTCGGCGTGGTCGAGGGTGGCCACGAATGTCCAGCCGTTGATGCGCGGCGCCTGACCGGTGACGGTGACGGCAAAATGGCGGATGAAGGTGGCAACGCTCTCGCCGTCGCCGTCGCCGTTGGCGTGTTTCACCAGTGTGCTGTCGCCGACGACCATCGTCGGAGCGATGCAGCCGATCTTGTTGGCGCGCTTTGCCAGCTTGGCAAGCTCGGCCTTCAGCCATTCAAGGCGGCTCTCGGGCACGGAGAAGGTGGCGGTGGTGGTTTCAGCGACGGCGTTGGTGTTGTTCATGCCCTCAGCCTACAAGAATCGGCGGCAACCGTCAAGCACCATCTTTGCGTTTTCCCGAAAAGGAAAAGGAGGCTAGTAAAGCCCCCTTTATTTCCCTGCCGGGAAAAGTAAGTTCCCTTGATTATCTTCAGGCCGCCTCTTCATCGTGGGCTAAGATGTCGACGGCGGCTTCGACCCATTGCAGGCGTTTGAGGTCAGTATCGAGGCGCCGCAGTTCTTCCTGTTCGAGGCGATACTCTCGTTCCTCCGGAGTCTCTTCCTCTTCTTGGTCCTCAAGCAGGTTGTGCAGCTGCCGCTTGCCGGCTACTCGCTGTCGGCGGCGGTTAGTCTCGGCGTCATCGCCTTCAAAGCTCTTCAGTGTCACGGTACTGTCCTCCTGACAACCATCTTAGCACAGAACCGCTCGCGTTTGATTCATGCGCCTAGTCTACTGGAAGTTTTTACGAGCGTCAAGCGCAAAATGCTATCGTCAGCCTAAGTACCTCAGAATGGAGCAGCAATGACCCCCGATACCCTTCCGTTTCACCTGCATGCCATTGGCGACGTCACGGGCGAAACATGGACCGGCGACTTTGTTTTCAAAACGCGCCTGTCGATGATGGATCGCTTGAAGCTGGATAACTACTTTCGCTTCTATATTGGTGAATCCAATCCTCAATATGCGTCACAGCGCGTCATCGAGATCGCCGAGGTCCTTTCTCAGCTGCGGGTGAGGATCCTGAAGGCTCCCGACTGGTGGACGGCTAAGAGTAATGGCCAGGATCTGGAGGACATGACGCCCCTGAAGGCTCTCTATGAAGTAGTCGTTGACATGGACAAAAAGGCGGAAGCCAAAAACAAAGCCAAGACCCAGCAGGCGCAAGACGACTTGCGTAGCCTCGGAACCCTGGGCGACGACCAAACCTGAAGGCGCATGTTATGAAGCGGCGAAGCGACATCGGCTGGTTTCGCGGCCTGCAGGTGTCGGCCATGCGCGCCGTCGCCGCTTCGCAGCCAGAGTTTGATGGCAAACTGGACATCGACGGCGATTATCACCTACGGCGCATATTTAGATGGTATAGCAAAAACTTCGCTACGCCGCTACATGAGGTGTATGAACTGCCTCTTGAAGACGTATTGACTCACTACTGGGAGAGTCAATACGAGGACATGGAGGCGGATGAACGCGAGCACGTCATCAAGCGTCTCGTGGAGACCGAAGAAGAGCGCGCACTGCGTGAGATGAAGAATGCAGCCGATGCCGATGCCGATGAGGCTTGGTTGAGGCGCGTTGAGCAGCAGGAAAAGGAGCGGCTGGCGAAGAAAGAAGAAACGCCGGTCGCCAAACCCGCTGTCAAGCCTCCGCCTCAGGCTGGCGACCTACCGCCATCCAGCAACAAACCCATCGAGGGCTTCACCGTCAACTTCGTCAACGATCCAAAGGAGATCGAGGATCTGATGAAGAAGTGGGACGAGGGCTAGCCTGTCAACTGCCCTCGACACGGTCGCGGTAGGAAATCGGGGCGCCGCGGCGCATCAGCTCCAGCTGTCGCCGCCACTCGCCGTAGGCCGCCACGGCCTGGGAGAGAGGCAGCACCCGCGCCTCAGCCACCGCCCGCCGCTCGTCAGTGGCCTCGGGGCGGATGTCGCCGAGAGCCAAAGTCGCTAGCCGCGCATCGATCCACATACTGGCTTCACTGACATCGGTTGTGTACACGAACTTCCGCCGCTTACTAATGGCAAAGCCGTAGCGGGGCAAAAAGATGACAAATGGTTCATCGCTGGTCTTCATGGATCTCACTCTCCCCTATCAGAAGTCGTAGGCGGCCGTGGCACTACTCGCCGCCTGTACGGCGACATTGAAGGCATCTGCGGCATCTGCGGCCGTCGATGCCGTGGCTAGCTGTACGTCGACGCCCAGGTGGTGACGTACAACCACAAACGCATCCGTTGCCGCACCCGACACCCAATATAACCTGATGCCGGCAACGGAATACAACATGAAGCCATAGGCTGTGTCAAAACCGTAGTCGGTTTGTAGGCCGATAAGATCGCGCCCCGAGGGCAGGGACATGAGGGTAATGACGTCAAAAGCCGTCAGGTACTTGGTGGCTAGGATACTTGGCATCGACATGCGACTAAGGCTATCAGGCAAGGGGACAGTGGTCAATGCCAATCTTCCGCCTGCCGGAGGTGCTTGCTGGCGCCTCTAGGCTCCTGCGTTGACTAGGTTGTCAATCGGAGCCTCTGCCCATGATTCTTTGAGAATCACGAAGGGGAAAGAAAAGGCGATGGCCAACGGAAACAAGGAAATACGATTTAGCGCGGGGCTTGACCAGGCATCATTTCGTCAAGTCGATGGCGCATTTTCGTCCCTGATTCCCAAGGTCAAAGAGCTGGCGCGGGCCCTACAGCAGATGTCGGGCGTCGGCGGCAATCAAGTTTTCTTTCCGGGTTCAATGGGCGGTGGCGGTGGCGGCTTCGGACGCCCATCGGCTCCCGCAGCGGGTTTAGGTGCGGCCGCCGGTCTCGGCGGTGGCATCATTCAGAACCTGCGCAGTCAACAGATGGCACTAACCGCCATCTCTTCGGGATCCAAAGATGCCATGAAGGCCATGGTCAATGTGACCAAAATGGCCCTGGCGGACCAGCGCCGGGAACTGAGTAATGCAGGCAAGGATATTGATGATCTAGCTAAAAGATATAATAATATGGCACGCGAAGCAGCAAGGCTTCGTGCCGCGGCCGTCGGCGGTGACCCCGAGGCAAGTGCTCGTGCGGATTTGGCGAGCAGATACGAGGCACGCACCCTCGGTCAGCTGACCCAGCGCCTGGGTGAGGCCGGACAGCAGCGCGCGACTATTGCTGACTTGGAGCGCACTGAGCGCCGACTTGGTGGTCCAAACGCCGCTGATGTAGCGATGATTGCCGCCGGCGTTGCTCAGGGCCTGAGTCGCATCGCGGGTGCCGGCGCGGGGCTAGCCACGACGGTTATGCGCGGAGCCGATATCAGCACAGCCACGACCATGATGACGGGCAACCGCATCCTGGGCCAAATGGCGCAAGGCGACTACAGCGGCCTCCTGCAGCTGTATACGCCTAATGCCCAACGCATTCTCGGCCGCTACGGCACGGGGGTACCAGCGGGCCTGCAGACGGGGCAGAGGGTATTGAGCGCCGCCGGTCAGACCCTGCAGGGCGCGGTCACGGGAGCCGCTGTGGGCGGCGCCGTCGGCGGTGTACCGGGGGCCGTCGTCGGCGGCGTGGTTGGTGCGGTACCCGGTGCCATAAATGGCGCCGATGCTCTATATGGCGCAGTTGATGCGGGTACAATCGACGCGGCGAAAGCGGCACAGATTGAAGCCGCACTGCAGTTGGAGAATCAGTTCAGTCCCGGCCGCACCATGGCCATGCAGAGCCTCATGGCCCATGCCGGCACACGCATTCACGGCGCAAAGGCTCTGCAGGGTCGCGCATTTCGAGCCATGGGCATCGGCGCCGGCTATGGCCTTGACTTCGGTCAATCCGTATCGCAGGCGGAATCGATCCTCAGAGCCACCGGTAACCTGGAAGCGACGTTTGGCGTCGGAGCTAAGTTCGGACAACGCGCTAAGCCCGGCACCGGTGGCTACTCCGGATACGATGTCATGCAAATGCAGGCCTTTGGTCAGGCCATTGCGGCTGGCGCCGGAGCATCGATCTTCAGTCCCGAAAAGGCGACGGAGATGTTCAGCACCACCTTTCCAAAGAAGCCGGTGGAAATGGAGAGAGTCCAGACCCAAAAGGCTCAATCCGGCTACATGGATTACGCCAATCGACTCATGCGCATGGGCTTCAGCCAGAGTGCAGCCATTGGCTCATTGACGGGCTTAGGTGAAGCCGCTATCATGTCGGGTGGCATTCAAAAAGGCGAAACAGCGCCCTCGGTCGCCTATCGTCAGCTGATGGAGGTCTTCGCCCGTGGCACGGAGAAGGGCTTTCAGAGCGAAAAGACCCTGGCGCTATTTAGCGAAGCCATTGCCAAGGGCATGAACGAAAGCGCCTTTGGCGTCGGCGGTGCCGTCGGCGGCTTCGGTCAGCGCCTGGAAGCCTACACCTCGGGCCTCGGCTTCAATGCCTTGGGCCGAGAGGCGACGATGCGCGATGTCCAGAATGCCGCGCAGGCCCAGGGTGCTCTCAATCAGCTGACGCAACAGAACCCCTACATCAATATGCTGCAAACGGCCTCGGCGATGAAGGCCCTGGGGCCCGGAGGCAGTGGCTTGGCGGCCCGCGCCCTGCAGATGTCGTCTATGTCAGATCTCTTGGGTGGCAATGAGTTCCTGACGGCAGCCGGCGTTACCAGCCAGCAGCGCATGGAGACGCTCCAAAATACCGCCGGCGGCATCCTCAGCACCTATGCCCGCGGTGGCGGCCAGATGTCCCTGGAGCAGAAGGCGGCGGCGATTACTGCCAACACCGGCTACTCGATGGACGTCTCTCGGCAGATGGTGGCGATGCTGGAGTTCAACAAAGCCGGCGTCTTTACAAAGGCCAGGGAGCTGAATCCGGAAGAAATCAAGAAGATGCAATACGGCGACTTCGCCGAGTCACTAGTCGGTAATCAGGCCAAGGCCATCCTCCGGTTCCTGGGCAAGGGCGGCGAAGAAGACATCAGGGAACTTTATCGGCAAGTCCAAAAAGAAGGCGGCTTTGAGAAGGGCCTAGAGAAGTTCATGCAGAACGTGCCTATGGCCACTGGCGAGTTTCAGCCCGGCAACCAGTATGTGGTGCAGGTGATGTCGGGCCCCCTGCAAAAGGGCAGGCCGATATCTGAAGTCAACACCAAGTAGGGGATTAGGATACGACAATGCCGCAACAACTCTCTGCCGCATACGCAGCTACCCCCGCCGGCATCTGGTATCCCTCGCGATACACCGCCGCTGCAACCTTCTTCGATGTCTCACCGGCGGGCCAAGAAACAAATCCGACGGGTTTGTGGTGGCGTGCTGATGGCCTGCGTCTCTACTATACCGGCGCCGCCAGCAATAGGGTCTGGACGGTTACCTGCACCACGCCCTGGGATCTATCGACGGGTTCCATCGGCGCTTCTTCGCCCGTCATCACCGGCTACGGTAGCGCCCGCAGTGTGGCCTTCGATCCCACCGGCACATGGGCCTTTTTGTCGTTTTCCACCGGCGGCTACGTCACTCAGCATCTCCTGACGACGCGCTGGGATGTCACGACCCTCACCGCTACGCCCACTAACATCTACAGCACGGGCTCCAATAACGGCGGTCTTTGGCTGCATGAAGACGGAAGGCTGATGACTGTGGCGGCGAATGGCAGCAACCTGCTGCGCACCGTCGTCATGAGCCGCCCCTTTGACTTATCCTCTGCCTCTGCGGGGACTTCTATATCCGGATACAATATGGGTGGCCAGTTTGTGGCCGATGAAGGGCGGAGACTATTTTATACCACCGTTGGTAGCCTGGCTTCGCTCTATTTGTCTACGCCCTATGTCTTTACCAGCGGCGGCAATCAGGCATATGATGACCGAAAGCTTGCCATCGGCTCCAACAACAACAACGTCTTTGTGCGTCCAGACGGGCGAAGAATCTGGATCATCAACTCGACGATTGATGCCATCATCCAATACTCTATTGACTGACGGCGCCGCCGCTAAAGTTGACGACAAAGCAATGGCTTCAGGAAGCCGTTTGGGGAACTGGTCTGCGGAAGATTTCGCAGCCGAAGGGGCCACCGTACCTTAGTGGTGTGCCCCGGAGGCCCCGATGACGCCAGCCGAGAGCCAGCTGATCGAGCACGCCCTAAGTCGCCTGCAGCCACTGGGCGCCAGCCTACAGCTGGTGCCCGATGACTATGTTGACGACGAGGGCAGCAACCTCGGAGAGTGGGATGAGGCGGAGATGACGCTGCGCGTGGCCATGGACCACCGCGATTGGGCCCAGATACTGGCGCATGAGATTGGACACGTTGAACAGACCCTGCGCGGTGACTTCTGCGATAGCCAGCATTGGGATACCTTTCAGGGCTGGCTAGGGGGCCTGAGGGTATCGGCTCGGCGACTGCTGACGGCCGTCCGCTACATTCAGCGCTGTGAACTGGATGCCGAACGCAGCGGTTTGAGGCTAGTGAAGGCCCTGGGCCTAGGAGACGCCGACCTCTACATTAGCCGCGCCAACGCCTACCTCTGGAAATACGAGATGGCACGACGCCTTGGTCGTTGGCCCGACATCATCGGCTCGGGTATCGTCGGTCCCCGGCGCCTTATCACCATGCAGCAGCTGGGGAAGGTGCCGCCGGAAATCGAGAGCCTGATGGCCAGCGACTAGAGCCGCGGCATCGTCGTCTTTTGGGCATTGGCGGCGGCCGTCAAGTGGTTTATTGTGGGGGGCTGAAGGGCGCAGACGAAACGGCGGCGCATTAGTCACAGACCCATTTGACGGCCGACGCGGGCCTGGGCGTAGCCATGGGCCCCTCGATGGGCGTCACCAGGATCTTGCAGTCAGCGAGGGCAAAGGCGACGCTTTCCACGGGGCTGCTGAAGAGGAGGGCGAAGATAAGGGGAATGATGGGGAACATGAATACCTCCCGGCGCGCTCCCCATACAGATTCCCCCTGGGTTCAGATGACGACCGCCTGCCCCGGCTGCAGGCACTGGTTGTCACCCAGCGGCTTCTCCATGCGGCCATCCAGCAGCCCCTCGATGAAGCCGCGAATGCCGTCACGCACGTCCGTATCCCAGACCTCGGAGTGAATAGGCTCCACGACCCCGCAGACGCCACTGGCCATGGCCTCGGCGAGGTTACCGCTGTGGAAGCCGCTGGCGCCGATGGTCACCATAGCGCCTTCAGCCAAGACCCGCTTCAGGGCCTCGCGGACGGCATCGTCGCCTGAGGGCGTGCTCATGCTGAAGCGCCTTCCACTGAGGCGCTGGCTGGCAACTTCGCTAAGGCCGATGGTCATCTTGATGGTCGTCTTCATGTGTTTGCTCCTCTTGCTTGATGTATAGTGAATACGAGCTGGATGTCAAGTATCAATAACCTGAAAGCGGTCGCTGCAGTTGCCGGGGCGCAGCGGCCCAAAGGAACCGGCGGTGAGACCCGCACAGACCCGGCCGTCATTGAGTGTTACGTCAAAGACATGACCATACCACTTGCTGGCGTGAATGGCCGTGATCTCGCCTTCACCGGCGTCATTGGCGATGTCGCCCGTGTAGTGGATCTTGGTGCCGATGGCGAGGACGATGTTTTTGTTCATGACCAAAGTCTATGGGCTGAGTCGCCGGTTGTCAAGTATCGTTCTGCATCAGTCGCCGGAGTCGCACTGGCTGTGGACGTTGGCCTTCAGGCCGTCGGCGGCGACGCCTACGTTGTGGATTTGGCCCCATCGCAGGCCCCGCAGCACCCTGATGTCGGTCTCCGTCAGCGGCTGCCGATCAAGGCGCCGGTAGACGGCGTCGGTGACGGTGAGGCAGCGGTAGTGCTTGGTTTCGCGCATCGCCAGCAGCTGCAGGTGGCAGCGGATGTAGGCGGCAATGTCGCGATCATCGGCGACTCCCACGGGGCGGCGCATGACCTCCAGTCGCGGCTGGCTGCCGCCCTGTGCCTCAGCCACCAGAGACTGGAACAGCGCCATCGCCTCCTCTTCATTGTTGAAAGACGTCTGTTCAAGGCCATGGGTATGCCATCGGAATGCGGCATCCTGTGCATTGCAGAAACGGGAAACGACCCAGCGGCTGTCGTCGTCGGCTAGTGATTCGCTGAGTCGGATGTGGCGTAGGCGCTGGCGCTCCCCCACTTGGGGCCGGATGACGATACTGAAGGTGCGTGTGTTTTTGTCACCGACGACTTCGTTGATTTGCATATGCCTACTCCTATGGCGTCGCAGCCTACCAGCTACGTCGCAAGCCGTCAAGCACTTTCAATGGCGTTATCCAGCACCCGCCCCTGAGCCAGCAGCCACAAAAGCTGCCGCGGCGTCAGATCGACTTCGGCGCCGCCGGCCACCAGCAGGCCCTCATCGATGGCCATGTAGTAGCGGGCCTCGGCGCGGCCGTCGAGGGTCGAGACAAGGGCGTGGTCGTAGCTGGGGACGGTGTTTTCGGGCACGCGGAGGCTCAGGGCAATCCCCGGCCCCTTCAGTCGCAGGCGTTCTCTGGCAGTCATCTTGGTCTCCAAAAGAGGCGCCGGAGGCCTCGGCCCCCGGCTATGGTGCGGGTTATTGTCGCCAGACACCGGCTTGAGTGGCGATGATTGTCGCCAGATAGCCGGGACGTGGCTACGCCTTCAGGCAGTCGAAGCCTTCAAGGCCGTAGGCGAGGTCGCGGCGCCAGTTGGCGGCGAACTGCGACCGCGGGTGCCTGATGAGGCTGCGGGCGGCGAGGAAGGCGATGGTGAAGAAGTTTGGGGAGGTGCTGTTGCGGTTCATGCCCCCAGCCTACAGCCTTCCGCCGCCGCCGTCAAGCCCTCAGTCAAGGGTGATGTCGAAGTCGCTGAAGCCGGCGGCGCCGCCTTGTCCCTTGCGTACTTGATGGTCCTGCCGTTCGGACAGATGCAGGGAACCTTCTCAAGCGCCGCCAATAATGTACCGGCAGGGGTCGTCAAGCCACTCATGCTGATGAGGCCGCTGTTTCCGCACAGGCCACAATGCCCGCCTCTCGCGTACTCGATCCATGTATCTTTGTCGACGGGTGACCTTTTAGCCATCACTCCACCTCAGCCGCATAGGCATCGAGCGCGATCTGCACCGCAAGTCGCAGTACGTCGTCGGCGGCGTAGGAGGCGTAGGCGGCGGCGGCGGCGTCGGCGGCGTCGGCGGCGGCGTCGGCGTAGGCGTCGGCGTAGGCGTCGGCGTAGGCGTAGGCGGCGTAGGCGGCGGCGCGGGCGGCGGCGGCGTAGGCGGCGTCGGCGCGGGCGGCGTAGGAGGCGGCGGAGGCGGCGGCGTAGGTGGCGGAGGCGGCGGAGGCGGCGGCGGTCCTCGTGCCCTCTTGCTCGCATCGCAGCGCGGCATCCTCCAGTGCTGCACGGTGTCGCTCGTGGGGATGCATGCTTGCCGCAGCGCGCAGCGCAATCGGCAGGATTCGGCGGATCGTCCCCTCGGCTACTCGCTGCACCCAAGCCGTGCGATCGCTGCCAGCCGTGCCTAGCTGAGCGAGGGCGAGCGGCAGCAGTGCTTGCGTTCTCGCCTCCTTCGACGACCACTTCGCGTCATTGATCCTGATCGCAAACTCCCTATCCGGCTCCGCAACGCACGATGGGCGATCGGAGTGCGGCTCACCCATGGCGAGGCAGATCGCAGCCTCGATGCAAAGGCTTCCAGCCTTGGCTTCGCCGAGCCCACTGACGAGGCCGGCGTTGACGATTTCGGTGAGTCTCTGGCGAGTTTCGGCAGTGATTGTTTGGGTCATGACAAGCATCCTAGAGAAAAAACCACAAAAGTCAAGCTCAATCCAAAACTACATCGAACTCGTTGAACCCGGCCGCCTTCATCGCATCAGAAAAGGCTGCGCCCAGCTGCAGGCCATTGCCGTAGGCGGCGTTGCGTACCGTCACCTTTTCGCCATCTGCATCAACGCACACCGATACGAAGCAAGATAGGCCGTAGCCGCCCTCGAACAGATGCGGACCACTGTGGGCGTCGCAGATCGACTGCACTTTCTGTTGGATTTCATTGGTATCAATCATTGCGGGTTCCTGGGGCTTAGGTTTATTCAACGATGATGATAAGAGATTTGACGATATCCGCAACCGTGATTGCCTCATTGTCGTCAACTTCAATGAGTCCCCGACGCTGCAGTTCATCGATTTGACGTCCGGGGGCGCGGAGGTCGCGAGCCAGGATCTCGCGACCCTCGGCGTCATCCTGTAGATATTGGCGTAGGGTATTTTCATGACGCAGACCGCCGGCGATCATGTGCAGGATGTGAACGGCGTCGGCGTCGAGTGTTATGATGTTGGTCATGTGATGAGTGTATGGGGGTCAACAAGAAAAGTCAAGTGATCCACTACATCTTTGCCCCAAGAATGACTTCCAATAGCCATTCCGCCGCCTCCATGGCCATATGCGCGGCCAAACACGATATCAGGCACGAAAACCAATGGGTCTTGAGATGTTTGAGTTCAGCCAGCAGATACGTCATGGCCCCAGCCTACAAGAGGCTGGGGCGGCCGTCAACCAGTTTCTACAGCAGGTTGGTGGCGATCTCAGCCAGCGGCGACCGCTCGCCCTTCGTCAGCATGACGTGCGCCGCGATCTTCTCGCCGCGGAAGCGGTTGACGACGTGGACGAGGCCGTTGTTGGTCTGATCGACGTAGGGGTTGTCGATCTGGTAGGGGTCGCCCGTCAACACGATCTTGGTGCCCTCGCCGGCGCGGCTGATGATGGTCTTGACTTCATGCGGCGTCAGGTTCTGCGCCTCGTCGACGATCATGTACTGCTGCGGAATGCTGCGGCCGCGGATGTATGTCAGGGGCTCAATCTGCACCAGACCCAGATCAATCAACTCCTTATGGCTGCGGCCCTTCTTCTTCTCCTTCGTCGTCAGCCCCATCAGGAACTCGACGTTGTCGAAGATCGGCTGCATCCAGGGGTTCAGCTTCTCCTCCACCGTCCCCGGCAGGTAGCCGATGTCGCGGCCCAGCGGGAAGACGGGGCGCGATACCAGCAGCTTCTGGAAGCTGTGGCTGTCAGTGACCTTGGCGAGGCCGGCGGCGATGGCCATCAGCGTCTTGCCGCAGCCCGCCTTGCCGACGAGCGTCACCAGTTTGATGTCGTCGTCCATCAGCGCATCGAGGGCAAACGACTGCTCCCGGTTCTTGGGCTTCAGGCCCCAGACGCCGCCGGGGTGTGCAGCCAAGGGCGCCAGCAGCCAACCACCGCCCTCAGCCGGCTTGACGCGGCCGATGGCGCTGTAGCCGGGGTTGCCACGCGCCTTCAGGCACAGGTACTGGTTGGGGCCGTAGACGGCATCAGGCAGGCGGCAGGCGCCGGCGGTGTAGAAGTCGTGGATGACTTCCTCGGCGACATCGATCTCCTGCCAGCCGTGATAGAGGTCATCGATGGCAACCACCTGCTCGGGCTCAAAGTCCTCGGTATAGATGCCGACGGCGTCGGCGCGGATACGCAGGTTCGTATCCTTGGTGATGAAGACGACCTTCTGGTCGCTGCAGCTGCTGAGGTCTAACGCCACGGCCATGATCTTGCTGTCTTGGCCGCGGTCGGTGGTCACCTCTTCGGGCAGCTCAAGGTGCGTCGTGGCCACCCGCAGGCTGCCGCCCTTGGGCAACGGCACGCCTCTGGCCAGAGAGCCCGCGGCCCGCAGTTCATCGAGGTGGCGGCTAACTTCCCGCGCATTCCGCCCCAGCTCGCTGGCATCCTTCTTGAATGTATCGATTTCCTCGACAACATAGATGGGGATGACTACATCATTGTCGCCAAAAGAGAATATGGCTCTTGGATCATGCAACAATACATTGGTATCGAGCACAAAGATCTTGCGATGGGCGACCTTCGAACGGGGCTTGCGGGGCATAGGGCTCCTTTGGTTGCTGGCTGCCGTTGCCGGCTCCCGTAGAAGGTTGGCTTAGTCTCTCAGAAAGGCAGCAGGTCAGGCATCTCGTCCTGAGCCTGCTGCGGGGTCAGCGCCTCTTCGGTGTCATTTGGATAAATGATATCGTGGCTAATATCTTGGCTGCCATCTCGATAACAATCGTCTTCAGTTTCGTCTTCGAATCTACCCATGATATTGGCTCGATCGTCGTCATTGAAGGCGTAGTAAATCATGTCGTCAGCCTATACGAAGTCAAAGGCGGCTGTCAAGTAGTCTCTTGCCACCAATCGGGGGTCTGAGCCGGCTGTCGCCAAGCGGCGAAGCGCGCCTTGTCGCCGCGGTAGTAGGCGCGGTAGGCGGCGACGGCGTCAGGCCGCCTGTAGGCGTCGGGCATGGCTTGAGCGAAGGCGGGCATGCTGCGGCGAGGCAGCGGCAGCTTCAGGGCGGCGACGTGACGCAGGATGGCCTCAGACGCATGCTGGCGGCCGTAGCGGGCGCTGTAGGTCTCGCAGAGGGCAAGGCCGTGGGCCATCAGCCACTGCCATGACTCATCGCTGGCCGCCGCCCAGAGGGTGCAGGGGTGACTTGCATGGGTGCTGCGGTAGGCGACGTCGTCGACGCCGAGACTGCGGGCGATGGTGCAGGCCATCTGCGCCGTCTCCAGCGGCATCTTGACGGCATGCTTGTCGACCGTCGCCCACGCCGCCGCCACCGGGTCGCTGTCGAGGATGAAGATATTCATGCCGCCACCGTGACAGAGGCGGTGATGGGGAAGAAAAAGGTGTGGCGGCTGTTGCCGTGATGGGCCTGGGCTTGCACGATGGCGCCGACGATGACGCCCGTGATCGACAGCCGGCGGCCGTCGTGGGTGCAGAGGATGTGGCCAACGGATAGGGCGCGAGCGGGTATGGTGATGGTGTCGTTCATGGTCTGCATAGATACCTGAAGCCTCGGTAGTTGTCAACATCTATCAATGAAAGACCCCGGATTGCTCCAGGGTCTGCTTCATTCCCGTTGCTGGGGAAAGGCGGCGTCGTACTCGTCCATGGGGCACCACCAGTAGTTCTCTTCGTCGATCACACGGTTTCCAAACATGATCTCCAGCCGGTAGCCGGGTGGTGGCGGCTGCCCATCATCTTCGTATATTAGTTGGTTGCCGTCAAAGTCGCCATATTCGTCCATGCCAAACCAGCAGTATTCTGCCGTGCCCTCCACTGGCTCGAATGCAACGAAACCAAAGCTGTCGCCGCGTCGCAGATACACCAGCTCCTGGCCATGCCTTGGTCGTCGTTCGGCGATGGTATAGAAGTTGAGGGTGATCATCGGCTGCCTCCTTCCTTATCCGACTTCAGATACCTTTTTACCATTTCCACCAATACGAAGCCGTCTACAAACGCCAAGGCGTCTTCTTGGTTGTAGAACGTGGCGATGTGTCGTGACTCCTCCCATACCTGGAACCACGATGAATCGGGAACGATCTTGAGGTCGCGCACTGTATGTTTTCTCCTCAAAAGTCGAAGTTGCCGCCGCAAGCCCCCATCTCAATGAGGCTCAACGCCGCCCGCTTGAAACGCGGCATGCGCTGGGGCTCGGCGACGACAGAAGACTGCACCCGCTGGCCCTTCAGCAGAAACTCAGCGATGGTTTTTGTGCCGTCACTGACCTTGACGTGATGCAGCTTGTCGTTGCTTGAAGACTGAATGATCATTGAGAAGGGGTTGTGCGGCGGCATCCGGAGGCTGGGTGTATTCATGCTCCGTAGCCTAGCATTGATTCACGGCCGCCGTCAAGCCCCTTCTTCTGCCTCAGGGTTCAATCTTTTGTGTTGTCTTGAAGTGGCTGGCTAAAAACAGCCGCCGAAAATGGGTCTGAGCAAAGCTCATGCCATATTCAAATGCATACATCAACGGCGCCGCTGCATATTGGGCGTCACGCAGCTCAACGCCACGCAGGGGGATGCCGATGAGGCTGCCATCGGAGTCGCGTATGACGACCATGTATTTGTCGCGCCTCAGGTCGTCGGATTCGACTGCGACTTGGACCTGCTTCTGGGGGATGAGGGTATTCATGCCTCGATCCTAGCAGCGGCATCAGCGCCTGTCAATAGTCTGAAGCCGGCCAGTAGGCGCCAGCGCTGCGCCCGTAGCCGCAGGTGCAGCGCTGGCCGTCGTAGATGGGGCAGTAGGCGGGGTGGTTGATGGCGACGGCCAGCAGCTTGCCGCCTTCCAGCGTCGTCAGGCCGCCGAGGCGCTTCACCTCCGCCACCAGCGCCTTGACGAGGTCTGCGTTGCGGCGTCGCTCGTCTTCCGTCGTCGGGGCATAGACGTAGTCTCGGGCGAAGTCCTCGGGCTTGAACTGAATCATCGTCGACCCCTTGCCTTGGCGATAACGGCCGCGCAGGCATCATCGTCTTTGCAGCGCTTGCACGCCGGGTGACGGCAGCCGCAGTGGTGCTGAGCCGCCATCTCCTCCAGCATCTCCAGCAGGTCAGGCGCTGCCGCAATCAAGTGCGCATCCGGGTGATCGACGGCCTGCAGCCAGCTGCTGTGGTGTTCGCGACCGGGGATGGGGCGGGCGAAGTCGGTGGCCTTCTGCAGGGTGTTTGGACCATGGGCGTCTGTGCGGAAGCGGGCGATGGCCGACGACATACCCCAGCGCTTGAAGTCAAGCACCGTCAGGTCGTATCGTGGCCGGCCGCCGCATAGCTCTAGCCCATGATGCTTGACGTTCAGTTCCCAACGCCATGGGCCGGGTGTGTGCTCGGTCATGGCTCTCCTCGTGCCTTCTTGATGGCGGCGCGGGCGTCGTTGCAGTCTTGGCAGGGCTGATTCGACGCATAGCTGCCGGGGCTGCCGGGGACGGGGCCGTAGAACCGCCCTCTGCCATTACAGCCCTGACAGTGGCCGATCATGTCCTCCAGCCCCTGCAGTAGATCGGGTGCAGCAAGGACAAGCGCCAGATTCTCGTCGCTGATGCTCGCTGCGTCATCGTCATCGTCTCGAAAGCGGAAGAGTTGATCGCCGTATTGGTAGTTCTGCCCCGGCCCGTTCTGCGGCGGCGCATGCACGCTGCTGGATTTGCCCCTGAACAACCACGGCCCCGGTGTGTGCGTCATGTTCATCCCCATAGGCTATGGCAAGTCCCAACGTCTGTCAACAGTGTTTGAAGCCAGCAGCCGCTGGATGAACTCCACTGCCGTTTCCTGCAGCAGGTGGCTTTCCCAGCCGAGGCCGCGGAGGAGATCGTAGACTTCGTCGCGAGCCTTCACGGCGACATCGCGCGTCTGCAGCATCGACCTACGGGTGGCTTCCCACTTCAGGCGCTCTTGGGCGATGTCGGCCTTCAGCTTGGCGATGGCGGTCCCGAACTCTGACTTGGCCTCATACCAGTCTCTTTCGTAGATGGCCGCCTTCTCCTGAGCCTTCTTCAGGTCTTCGCGCAGGCGCTCGACCTCCTGCACCAGCCACACGACGTCGTCCTTGCCCCACGGCACGCTCATGGGCAGCGTCACGGGGATGTTCCACTTGGTCTTGATCTCGTCGAGGCGTTCGTCGGTCATGGAAACCTCTTGTACCCGTCCAGCAGGTAGTAGTTCACCGTGTCGTTCGTGGCGCTCGTCGAGGTCGTCGACGACTGCGAGAGCCGCGCCATGAGCCTGACGAGGCAACCACGCCCGCAGACCCGGTAGCGAAAGCCGTCGAAGTCGACGACGAGCGGCTGCATGACGTCGCCGAGGTAGCGGCTGCATCCGGCGCAGGGGAGCGTGGTCGCGCTGTTGGTGTTCATGGCTTCACCCCCGCCTGTTCAAGCGCCGTCATCGCGTCACCGATGACGTCGACAAGTCGATTGGTCGACGCCGAACGCAAGCAGTCTCGCAACGCCTCCCGCGCCTGCTTCGCGGCTTCACGCAGACGTTCGATCTCCTCTTGCGCCTCGTCCAGTCGCTTTGCCTCGACGCGGGTCGCCAACAGGCGCAGGGCTTCGTCGCGTTCTTTGATGATCGAGTCGACGACGTAGCCTTCGCCTTGCGCGGGCATACCCATCGCATCCCGCAGCCTTCGCATCGGCTCACGCATGGCTTCGTTGCACTCGGTCAGGCGCTCCCGCTCTCTGTAGAGGCGTTCAGCGCGTATTTCGGCTGCCTTCTCCATGCCTCGGCTCGCGTCACGCTCGCACTCGGCGTCGAGCAGCTTTTGCTCCGCGTCGACGAGCCGCGCCTTGAGGGTCTGCACGACCTCCTTGAGCGCGTCCCGTTCCTCGACGACCTTCTGGGCGAACACACTCCACGTCCCCTCGCCGGGGGCCAGCGGCGAGCGTTCGATCTGCTCGCGCCGCGCCCGCAGGCCGCAGGTGCAGGCACCGTCGTCGTACACGCTGCATCCGGCGTGGTGGTTGAGCGCCGTTTCGATATTCCACTCGGTCATGGCGTTCCTTTCGCCGCGTCGCGGCACTCTCGACACGAAGCGCACCAGCGGTACGCCTCTTTCAAGCTCGCGCCGTTGCCGTAGCCCCCGCCGCCGCCCCACACGCCGTTCACGCAGCGGTAGCGGAGCACCCAGCCCCGCGAGGTTCGCCAAGCGGTGTTCCTGCGGCAGCGGCACCAAAGACGGCGAGGCTCGGGCGCGGAGCTGGTCGTCGATGCTGCGGTCATGGGGTTCCTTTCTTCTCGATCACGGTCGCGTAGGCGTACTCCTCGTCGCACTTCACGCCGACGACGGCCCCGCAGGCGCACGTCACGGGGTCGGCGTCGTCGAACCACGCCCAGTCACACCACGGGCAGCGACAGCCGTCCCGGTGCTCGACGTAGTTGCCGTCTTGGTCGTGCCTGCCGCGCCCGTGCGCCGGGATGAGCGGCGTCGAGCACTCGGGGCAGTCGAGGACCGCGCGCGAGCTGGGCGGCTTCGCTCGGACGGGGGCGGCTTGCTTCATGGCTCCCCCACGTCGGCGCTCCCGTCGAGCACGCGCGCGGCGAACTGCGCGGTGTCGGGGTCTTGCACGCAGGTATCCGCGATGTGCGTGAGGGCGCGGCGCAGGCGCTTGATCTCGGCAGCCTGTTCCACGATCTGATCGTTCGTCGTCGCCTCGCTGGTCGCGTCGCCCGTCTCCACGTCCTCGGCGACCAGCTCGCAGACTTCGGGATCGCTCACTTCGCGGGCGCACTCGTGGCACAGGCTGACGCCTGCATCGCGGTAGGCTCGCTCGATGGCTTCCTCGGGCGTGTTGGCGTCGTACTCGCCGATGTAGGTCGAGGCATGGACGGCCCCGGTTACGCTGTAGCGTGGCATCACTTGTCTCCGTGGGTCGAGAGGTGTCGGGGTTCCTCGAAAGCGGTGGCGACGGCGTGAAGCATCTTCGCTTGGAGACGTCGCTGGATCGTGTGCTGCTCCAAGGGCGCGCTGCCGATGGCGGCGTCAATGCCGAGGCTCTGGAAGGGGATGGCATGGGGCTTCACTCGGCTTCTCCTTTGGCTACGGCGATGGCTTTGCGCACCACATCATGCCACTCATGACAACACAAGTCGCCATCGCAGCCGCTTTCCCGCAGAGCCTGTTCGCAGGCAGCCAAAAGCAATGGCGCAGCAGCCTTCAGCTGCATATTGGCGAGTGTCACTGGTAGTGGGCCATCGATTGTCGCGATGTGGGCGCAGCTTTTCCATGCTTTTTCGCCGGGGCGATGCTTGCCACAGTCAGTCAATAGCCATGGGCCGGGTGTATGATTGCTCATGTCTTTTCCTTATCACCAGTGACGGCGGCAAAGGAGCCAGTCCCCTTGCGCGCCCTCATCACCACCTTGCGGGCGAAGGCGTAGTCCTGTTCGCAGGCGGCTTCCGTCGACTGCGGCTGCCACATGAGGACACGAACGAGGGCTTCAAGGAGTTTGGGCGCCTCCGCCATCAGCCGGGCATCAGCCATAGCCTGCTCGTCTTTACCAATAACGACAGCCAGCGTCTTGCCGTAACCCGTTCCGTCGGCCACCATCACGCAGGGCTGGCTGAGGGTGTCGGTGTACCAGTCGCCGGCTTTCAGCTTCTTCTTAGTCGTCATATCTTCTCCTTGGTTGGGCCGTGTCGCTTGTACCACGTCTGCCGGGGAATGCAACAGCAATATCAGCGCCGGCGCGTCTTGATCTGACGCCGCAGATCCTCGATCTCATCGCAGGCCAGCTTCAACGCCTGACTCCAGTGCAGGGGCGGCGCGTCATAGTGCTCGTGACCCTTGACAGCAGCCACCAGCGACCGACTGATGCCATCGAGCACCGACTGCGCCTGATCGGCGGCGGCCGCCGATGCCGCCAGTCGCAGTTCCTCCACCAGCTTGCCGAAGCTGATGTCCTCCGACTGCCAGCGGTTGACGAGGTCGCGGATGGCCTCCAGCGACAGGCCGCTGTCACGCCAACGCCGGGTGTCTTCACGCAGCTGGTCCAACATCGCCTTGGCTGCGGCGTCGGCCTGCAGAATGCGCCGGAGGCTGCCGTGGGGCTTGTCGCTGCGGCCGCTGCCCCAGCACTGGTCGCAGACGTCGCTGGTGATGGCCTGACCACCCGCGCCGCCGCGCCACGTTGAGCTGCTGCCATAGGCGCGGTAGCCGCGGCCGTCACAGCGCCGGCAGCCAACGCCGGCCAACGCATGAGCCACACCCAGCAGTCGCTGGGCGGCGTCAATGACATCCTGAGGATCTAGCGCGGCATCGTACGACGGCAGCAGGTAGCCGACTTCGCGCCGCCAGACCTCGCGCTTCTCCTCGGGCGTCACTGGCGACCTCCGGCGTTGTCGTAGCGAACGACCAGCAGCGTCGGCTGCTTCCTTTTTCCGGCCTTCAGGCGCCGCAGCGCCTTGCCCTGAGCCGCTACCTCCCTCCGCAGAAGGGCGTTGTTGCGGTGGCTGTCTTCGATGATGGCCTGCTGCCGGCGGTTGCGCTTCTGCAGGCGCTTGACCTCCTGCCGCAGCCGCCAGAGTTCGCGGCCATCGGCGTCGAAGAAGGAAGCAAGCAGGTGGATGAATCGGGCAAAGATGTTCATGCTCTCCTCAGTCGACAACGACGTGGCCGTTGCCGTAGTCGCGGTGGCGGTTGACAAGGTCGTAGCCGAAGCAGTAGGGCGGCTCCGACTCCGCCTGCATCATCTCACGCAGTTCTTCGACGGTCTTGCCGATGAGGTTGGCGCTGTAGACGCCCATGGCCTCCGCAACCTGCTCGCGGACGACGCCGTGGACCAGCGTCAGGCGGTAGACGGTGTCCATGTCATTGACGTCGTCGCCCATGCGGACGCGGAAGGTTCCGTAGCGGACGCCCGCAAGCCACTCGCTGCGGAGACGGCGGTCGCGGCGGTAAAAGGTCTTGAAGGCGGCGGAGGAGGCGTAGTAGTTCATGCCTACAGCCTACAGGCTCCGCCGCCGGTCGTCAACTAAAAAACCGAAGACGACTGGGGTGGGCGGCTCAAAATGGTAGGTCATCGGTTTTGATCTTGACTTTTACGTCCTTTTCGTTGACGTTCTCGCTCACGGCCACGACACAGGCCAGGACATATGTCAAGTCTTCGATGGTGAATGTCGACGAAGTCACGAGATCGTTGATTTCCGCCAATAAGTCCTTGCGGGGATCTGAGTCACGAATCGTCACCCTGGCAATGACCTGTTTTTCGATCGCAAGCGTACTCTTGAAGGGCATAGATTCTCCTTAGTCTTCGTCGCGTCACCAGCCGGCGGGAACGCTTCCATGCAGGCAGGTGATGGTGTTGGGAGCCCAGGGGCTGCTGGCGGCGACTCCGTCCCGGCCATCTAAGCCCTCTTGCTGACTCCAGCTGAAGTCGTCACCGGGGGCCAGGGAGTGCAGGCCCGACTGTAGGGGGCCGATGATGTGGGTGTGGCCGGCAACGCGACAGCCCAAAGCGTTGCTCCAGTTGCGGGCAAACCGCTGGCCCGCGGCGCCGCCAAACGTCGCACAGGTGCGAAACCATAGCAGGGAGTCTGGGGTGAGATGGCGTTTGATGTCGCGAAAGAAGCCGCCCCAGTAGGGATGGCTGCAGGCATGGGCGTTGAGGCCGGCGCCGTTCATGGCCACCAGTCCCCGATTACCGTGTCCCCAGTATTGGATTTGACCAATCTTACGGCCCGTTTGCTCGGCCTGCGTATTGATCCAAGACAGGGCGTCTTCCCATCGCGCAAAGCCAGCGCAGGTATCGAGTCGCCGAAGGGCCTCATACAAGGCGCCGCCCAAGAACCAGGCCTGAGTAAGGCCCTTGCGATCGGTGGCATCGTAAATCATCAATCTCAGAGGCTTTGAGTTGGTCATTCCCCACTCCCCGTTTCGCTGGCTGTAGGGATTGCGGCAGCCAAAACCGCTGGCGTTACTAGCCTCAAAATAGCCTTGGTGACTCGCACGCGAATCGTGGGCGTCAGATAGCCAACGCAGGCGTGGGTGATGATGCGGTCATCGGGTAGACGCAGCGTCACTAGCAGTCTACAGCCGCTTTCCTCCCTGAACTGCAGACTCAGATTGAGGCGATGCAACAGGACGGCGTCTGCGCGCTCCAGAGCGCGATCGATAGTCATCACGGATCGCGCCGATTCATATGCTTCTGTCCAGATATTTGCAGCCTTAGTCATTGTGCAATCTCCTTGAGTCGATGATACAGTTCCGTGGCCGTCTGCGCGATGTCATCTAAGCAGGCGCAGAAATACTCCTCGGCCTTCAGACCCAGGGCGTCATCCAATAAAAAGCCCCAGCGGTTGCTTTCGACGGCGCCCCGCGGCCCGATCCAGAAGAGATAGACGCCGGTACCCTCCTGCAGGCTCTCGTTGGTGTTGAAGTCAGGAACGTGAACTGCGTCTTGCCCAACGGCAACGCTGATGTACAGTCGCCCATAAGCCCCCATGCTGCTCTGAATCAGGAGACAGGGGATGTCTTTGAGGCCATCGATGACTCGACGCCAGGCTGCATACTGCAGGCGCGTCAGGGGCTGGGGATGATTGACAAACAACGGAGGATTCATGGGCGTCATCCTAGTCAGAAACCGGTGCCTGTGTCAAGGGTAAAATAAGGGGCGCCGACTTGCGGCGCCCCCGATTGCTTACACAAAAGTAAACTTAGAGTTTACTTTTGTGTATTCGTCGTAGCCGCAGCCTCTGTTGCCGCGGCCGTAGTAGCCGCAGCCTCCATGGGCTTCGGGTCACCTTCGCCCTCGGCGACAATCGCCGGGCCGCCGTCGACCACTGGCGTCACGGCTGCCGTTGCCGGGGCCGCCTCCGCCGCCTGAGGCTCCGTGGCCTTGGAGGCGAACAAGAGGGCGACGAGGGCAGAGGAGACAACAAAAATGGCGACAGCAAGCTTCTTCTTGGACATGGATCATCTTCCTAGTGGCGGTATGGGGATTCTCGGCAGCCGCTCGCCGCCTAAACAAGCGGCTGCCGTAGGGGGCTAAGTTGAGAGTCAGGCCGCCAGCCGCTTCTCTCGGCGGTAGTCGGCGATGACCGTCAGGTCGCTGCGAGCCGCCAAGGCGGCGTTGAAGTCGGTCGAATAGCGGGGGTCACAAGACAGGTAGCGGCTACGGCTGACAACGACACCAGCAGTGGCGCCGGCTTCAGTCACGAACTGGTCGTCAACGGCCTTCTGAAGGCCGAGGTTGTGGCCGGCGAGGATCACGATGTAGGGGTTATAGCCTTCGATGAAGCTAACGGCCTTGCGCTTGCCCTTGGGGACGAAGATCACGAACGGCGCGGCGTCGTACTGCGCCCACTTGCGGGTGCCGTGGTCCAGCAGCCAGCCCTCGGTGACGCGGATGCCGAACATGCCCTTGGTGACGACGGTGACGGCGACTTTCTTGGCGGCGGTGTTGTTCATGCGCCCACTCTATCGGCCACCACTGGCTTCGTCAAGCATCTTCTTCAGCACCGCGATCTCTTCCCGCAGCAGCTGCTTCTCAGCGGCGTGGCGGCGTTCTTTATTCACCGACCACTCCCGGTGGTGTCTGTGGACCTCGGCCATGGCCGCCACGGCATCAGAAAGCGGCGACACCGAGGCGCCGTAGGCCTTCAGCAGCCCCGGAGGGCAAAGGGCAAGGGCATTGGCGTGGTCCTTGGCGATTGCCTCCAGCTCCAGCGTCTTATCCAAGGGCGCCTCGGTGTCGACGGGGTACGTCACTTGTCGGCTCCCTTCGCCTCTTTGTTCTTCAGGCGCGACACGACGGCCTTGGCTACGGCCGGCGCCATCATGCCGCTGAGAGCCTTGACGATGTCGGCCTCGCTGAAATCCTTGTCTTCAGACGGCTTCGGCGGCGGTGGCGGCGGAACGGCCTTGCTGAACTCGTCATTACAGAGATCGATGAACTCGGTGCGCGTCAGCCCCGCTTCCCCCGCCGCCTTCGCCGCCACATAGGCGATGAGGGCTACTGACTCACGATTGATGGCTTTCTTTTGCGGCCGATAAACCGTCGCCGATGCCAGTGCGCCATGAGGCAGTTCAGTGTCTTTGATTGCTTCCATTAGTTCCCACCATCGGTGATTCATAGTCATCTTCCTTTGCCGTGTCGCTCATGTGCTGTATCAGCGTGTCAAAGTAAACTTGCCCTGCGGTCACATTCATGGCCTGAGCTATGCGTAACAGCACCTCATGGACACGGCGGCAATAGTCGGTATGAGATGACCGCAGCGGCACCATGACCTCCCATTGGCCCTTGGTCCAGACACGGAAGGCACCGGTGGGGGAGCCGTCAAGACCCCACCACAGCCTCCGTTCTGGTTCCTCGGCTTTCCAGTCGTGGCTCTTCAGAAAGGCTTCTAGGCCCTGCGGCGTTATGCCGCGTAGGTCTACGCGAACAACGGATAACGTAAGATGGACGAGGTAGGGGTCAGGGATGCCACTCATGTCTTCTTGGCCTTTTTGCGATTGTCCATCGACGCCATTTGACGCTGCAGGCGCTTGATCTCAACGCCCTGCTTCTCGATGACGCCGAGGAGGGCGATGAGGGTGCGGGCGGCGCTCAGCCCCTCAAGGGCCTCAAAGTCCAGCACTCCCGGATACCTCTTGGCGCGGATGACCTGAGCGGCTTCCAAACACTTTTCACGATGGCTTTGTTTTTTCTTCACTGGTCTTTTTCCTCGTCTTGGGTCTGCGGATGTCAAGTAGCGGCTCGACGCCCCAGTGCATGGGGTCATCGAAATCGACCGTCCAGCCACGTTTCTCGCCCGGCTGCAGTCGGTCGTGTGCCAGTCGGTGGCGGATGACGTCGCGGATGTCGGCGGCGATGGTGGCTTCAGGTGGCAGTTCGGGGCTGCCGATGCCGTAACTGGTGCCGGGTTGCCATCCACTGGCGGCAAAGGTTACGGCATCCAACAGGTCGCGGACGCGGCGGTTAGCCGCATACCACTCCTGCATCTGTGCCTCGTCATGCGGCTGCTTCGGCGTCTTCAGCCGCGGCAGGTGGTGGATGTGATCAGTGATGTAGTCCAGCTGACCCAGCCCCAACCGCATGATGACCTCGCAGGCCTGCTGGATGACCTGCGCCTGCTTTCTGGTAACGGTCAGGTAGTAGGTTTCCTCGCCCTTGCGGCGACGTCGGGGACGCGGTTGGGGCATGGCGGCTCCTCAGGCAACGTGTTGTTCGTAGGCTGAGGTCTGGCGACCAACACGCGGTTGCCGCGGCTCTACTCCCAAAATCTGACTAGCCAGCTGGCTCTGATCCACGGTCAGGCGCTTGAAGGTAACGGCACTATAGGGCAGCATGCCCTCCAGCTCTCCGTATTTTGCTACGAGAACAAAGACACCCGTGAGTCCGGCATCGATTACATACTTGATTTGGCGTCCTTCCATTGACGCAGGGTGTCGTACCATCAGCGTGTGGGCCTGCTCGGCGCTCAGCACCAGCCCCTCCTCGTAAATCGACTGGGCACCGCGGATGCCGGCGCGCGGATAGCGGCTACGCAGTCGTTCTTGGCAATGCTGCGTGAACCAGATGTCAGTCACATGCGGTTTCGTGTTTGTCATGATACTCACTCCCTCGATTGGTAGCAGAAGACCCGCGACCTGCAATCTTGTAGCAGGCCCCGGCTATGAGGTCAAGGGGCAAAACCTTCTCAACCCAGCTCCTTTTTCTCTTGCCGCGAGTCCGCCAATGGCCTTCCGTTACGTCCTCGAACCCAACTCCGGCGACAGCCATCAGATCACCCCCTATTGGCTGGCTCTGGTGGTCCCCTTCTTTTATCGCGTCACGGCAGACCGCATGCGGATTCTGGACCAGAACAGTGCCTACAAGCAGGATATTTCATTGCCATCGATCGATGGTATGAGAGAAGGCCCCAAGATACTTTGGGAGCATGAAATCTTTCAGTGGTCGACGTCGCACTCCAAAACCAATCCTCAGGGTACCCTGACGATGTCGTTATCCAATACCGGCATAGATTGGCGCCGCAAGGTCGCGGGTGGCGATTGGATTATGTTTTGGGCCTTCGATAACCGCGAAGACTACATTCGCATTCGCAGTATTCTGCGTCAAGTCAAGGATCGAGATGCGGTGCTGAATGATGCCATGTCTTTTGATGGCTTGAATAAGCAAAAGAACGCCTGCAACTCCTTTCACGACGGTTTGAAGTTTGTGGGCCGCGTTGCGTCGGTTCGCCGATATCGATCGCGCCGTCCCGATAGCGGCATCGTCACCAGCCAATACGCGATCTCGGCCATTTCCTTCCGGGAAGTTGCCTACAAGGTGCATTTCAATCCCGCCTTCCGCGGCGCCTATGGTCAGAACGACCTGCAGTTCATCCTAGATGCTTCTGGGGTCAATGATTTTATTTTGGCCGGCGGTCAGGGAGCGATCCCCGCCGGTAAGGCCGTGGCGACACTGCTCAATGCCTGTTTGGGGCGGGGGTTGGGAGAGAAGTGGACGTTTGGTCTACGACCCAGCACCCCCACCGAAAACCAAATCGCCACAGCCAGCCCCACGGGCGGCGTGCGCGTAGCCGTGCCGCAGACGGTCGGCGTTTTGCTGAATGGCGTCAAGTCGCCCGAGGGCTACAACTTCAGCGACATCTCCCATGCCTTCATTGGCCTGCAGAGTTACGCAAACGACAATGTAGTACGGCGCCAAGCCGGTGTAGTGCCGGCTGAAAGCGGGCTGGTGCCGGTGGTCGGCGACGACAACTTCCTGGAGGGGCTCTATGTGCCTCAGGCGCTGGACTTCAATGAGGCCCCGATCTGGCGGATACTCGGCACCTATCTCAATGCGCCCATCAATGAGATTTACACGACTTTGCACGTTGGGTCTGATGGCTGTGTGCGCCCCACGATCGTTGCACGACAGTCCCCCTTCAGCAGCCGATACTTTGACAATCACAACTCCACTGCCGGCACCAACATCAAGACCGGACAGACGGCTTTCGTCGATTTGCCGCGATGGGTGATTTCTCCGAAACTTGTGGAGACGGAAAACCTGGGATCAAGCGACGCCGTGCGCTTCAACTACATTCATTTGCCGGCAACCGACATTACCTTAGCCTCCAACTCCGCATACATGAATGAAAACGCCCTGTATGTTTTGGCGCCGCCGTTTGTCGATCGCAAGGACATTGAACGCAACGGCCTGAGCGTATACACTAAGGGCCTGAGCACGAACATGAATGTCGCCAACTTCGCTAGGTTGGACCATTCTCCAGCCGGCTACTATACTGCATTGATGGCCGATCTCGTGACAACCCAACACCTACGATTCAGTGGATCCCTGACGCTCACGGGAATCCAAGAACCCATCTGTGTGGGGTCAAATATTGAGTATGATGGCGGCATCTATCACATCGAACAGATCAATCACTCAGGTGGCATTCAGGGCGTTGGAATGAGATCATTTACCACTGAGCTATTGGTATCGAGCGGCATCAGCACGGCGTCTGATGACGTCGGTAGCTACGACAATGTGTATATGATTGATACTCCCGAAGTGATTTTAGAGGACGATAGGCCGGGCTGGAAGTTTGGCATGGGCAGCGATACATATCTGGCTAGCGGTGGTCCGCAACACGAAGAGCCCAAAGACAAGGCGCCGGAGGATGCCGACGCCGTTGGCTTCAGGGTGTATGACGGCGTGACCGTCGAAAGAAACGAAGACTAGAGGAAAATGGGGGCGCTGAAGGAGAAGGCGATGTCGACGTCATTGCCTTCTGCATCCATGGTCACCTGCGTGCAGCCTCCGTGCGCCGCCAGTAAATCATCGACGGCACCGGAGATGCCATCGTCGTTGATGGCCATGACTACCGATTCCTGAGCCGCTTCTGCCTTATAGCGAAGAAGTGCGGCCTCCGCCAAGGCTCGGGCTTGATTGACATCAGCTGCCTCGGGCAATACGGCGGTAAGCACCAACACGGGGTCACTGAACACGACCCCTGCTTGATTCCGCCACAGCCCATTCCCCGGCAAGCCCGTCAGTTGTTGCGCAATGGCGCCAAAGGTATCGGTAACGGTATTGACGGCGTTGATGACGCTATTGCCGTTGTTGTCGTTCAGAGGCAGGCAGGTAGTGATCTTGTTCATGGTCGTCTCCTTGCTCGTCATCCTAAAACGCGACGTAGGCGGCTGTCAAGAGGGCGAGTTGAATAAAATGCGGCAGTTGACTGTAGTGTGCAACTGCCGCATTTAGTGAAACTCAAGCCGGGCAGACGTCTTCGGGGCAGATGACGGCAGCGGCGCCATTTATAATGGCATCGCCCAGGCCCGTTTCAACGTCATAGGCTTCGGTCATTTGCGTCAGTTCGCGGCAACCCGCGAAGACGTCAGTGAAAGTGAAGGGTCGAAGAATCTCGCAGAGATCGGGATTCAGAAACATGGCGTGCCTCATCCGTCGTAGGCGGTGTTGAAGTTGATGGTGTTGAGGCTGCGGGACAGGGATTCGAGTTCTACAGCCGTTGCCTTGAGATTCAGCAGCTGTTTTTCTTGATCCTCTCGCATCTGCTGAATGATGAGCTGAAGTCTCAGGTTTTCTTCCCGCAGCTTCTGCGTCTTCGTCTTTCGCGGCGGCAGCGGCTGAGCCGGTACACGATAAAGAGTGCGCCGCCCACGGCCAACGCGGATACTCTCGCTGTCGTCCAAGAACCCTTCTTTGGCCGCCAGCGAGAGATTGCGAGACACCAGCTGGTACAGGGCGCCGATCTCTGTGGCCATCAACGGCCGCCCTCGATAGATGACTTCAAAAACCTGTCGCTGTGTAATACCCTCTGGATATCGATCTACGACGGCAATAACCGACTGCAGATTGATTTCATCCTTGATGATCTTGAAAGTATCAACTTGCGCTTGCGTCATGGCTTTTCCTCTTCGAAAAATGTGATATCAGACAACAGACCGCGGTGTTCTTCATAATGAAGCAATACCTGCATATGGGCGGCGTTGGGGCCGGCGAGTGGCAACCCAACAATCAGATCGCCTTGGCGGTAGCCGATGTAGCGAATGAAGAGCCCTCCGTAGATTCCGCGCAGGATTTCGTATTCGTTGCGACGGATGCCGTCACGGCTGTCAATGAAGCAGTGGCCGACTCTCTTCACACAACCTCCGGACGCTTGCTCAGCATCAACTCGTCTTCCATCTTGCGGATGGACTGGACGAGATCGTAGTAGGCCTGCATTCCCCTGTCGGCGGACATGAACGGCACCTGATGAATGTCAACCATGCCGTTGCCGGCGGGGCGCGTGACGATGAGGGCGATGGCGCCGTCGTGGATGCGACGGACGGCCTCGGCCTTGATGCCGCTAATGAACTGGGTGATGGCGAGGGTCTTGGTGGTGTTCATGTCACGCAGCCTACAGGAGACTGCGGCGGTCGTCAAGCCATTTGTGTCTTGGTCAACTTCACGATAGCGGCATCGAAGATAAAATCGCTGGCGCCGAGGTTGATGCGCGCCCACCCCCGCTTGCCGCAGGCCTCGCCGGGCAGGTAGCGGACCTTGGCGGCGGCGAAGCGACGACGCAGGGCCTCGTCGACCTTGAGCCACGCAAACATGCCGCGGTTGAAGAAGATCACCTGATCCAAAACATTCTCAAGATCCAAGGCGTTTTCTCGCATACGCCCACTAGCGTATTCGTATGCCGCCTGTGCCGTCTGGGGGTGTTCATGGATCCGCCACAGAACATCGGCAACGCGCTGCTGACTGTAGATCGAGACGCCGCTGGTGGTTGACTCGACATAGGCGGCGGCAATCCTGGCGACTTCGGGATTGGATGTAACCAGCCAGCCGACGCGATCGCCGGACATACCAAACAGCTTTGCGGCGCTGTAGACGGCGGTTTCATGCAGTGGCGTGTCCTTGGCGTCAAAGCCGTATACTTCGTGGGCATAGGCAGCATCCCAGATGTCACAGGGCGTGTGGTCGATGGATCCGTCGGGGTTGTTGGGGCTGGTGTTGACGCGGATCTCGTTGACGGCGCCTGGTCTGCTGGCGACAAAGGAGCAGCCAACGAACTCCGCCAGCGTCTTGTGGCTGGGCCAGTAGGGGGCGCGATGGACAACGGTCATGTGGCTGTTGCCGGAGGCCCTGATCAGGCGATAGGCGTAGATGGCGGCGAGAAGGGCGTGTTTTGCGCCAACGGCTACTACAATATGGCTTCGGGGGTGCAGTTGGCGTAACTCCTCCAGCAGAGGCTGTGTACCGGCCAACGGCGGATATGACTGTTTTGGCATAAAGTCGGTGGATTCGTATAGTCCGTAGAGGCTGAATGCGTCTTGAAGACAGCCGGGTTCGCCGACGGCGAGATTGATGACCCCCGGTTCATCGCTTTTGGCCAGGAGCATGTCGGTTTTCATTAGTCGTCCTTGATTCGAAAATCTTGGTAGTCGTTGACGATCTGCAACAGTAGTGGCTGTAGACGTACAAGCAACGTCGCCTGTTGCGTGGCTTCTTCCAATGACAGGTAGTTTTCGGGCAAACGAATGGCGATCGCCATCCCCGTGTTTTGATCATGCGGATGGCGGTTGAGGCGCGGCTGCGCAATCACCCAACATCCCGTGGCCATATTGCGGCGGCCGCCAGACAGCGGCGGAAAGAATGCCTTGATGCATCGATTGACTTCCGCAATGTCATGGTCGACCTGCAGCTGTTGAGCAATATCGGCCATACGCCCCCGCATGTAGCGGTTGAACGTGCTAAGGTAGATTTCTGTGGTCATGGCAATCTTGGTAGCATAGTCCCAGGCCATCGTCAAGGGGCGATTTTCATGAATGTCTATGAGTTCAACGGGACCGTGCTTCCCAGCAGCCTAGTTTCCGACAGCGGCACACGCAGCAATCCTTTAGATTTTCCGACTCTTTATGTCGGTAGGGTTCGGTCAGTTCATTATCCTGACCAAGACACAAATGCCAACAAAAAATACATTGAATACGACGTAGCGATTGAGTATGAAAATCGCGGTAGTGGCATCAGGTCCACGACTTTGATATATCGCTGTCGCGTCGCGTCAATGTTTGGTGGCGTCGCAGATTTTGAGACTTGGACGCCGCGGCCGGCGGCCAAGGACCCCATGGCCCTGAATCCCAAGGATAAATCGCCTTCTCAGAAGCTGGAGGCCGGCAGTCAGGTGTTGGTTCTGTGTCTCTCCGGTAACGCTCGATACGGCATCATCGTCGGCGGCCTACCGCATACCGAAGCAACTAAGGATCCCGAGGGCCTTCGGTCGATGCCCGAGACCGCCGATGCTGGTCACTACTGGATTCGTCGCTTCAATGGCGTGACGATGCACGTCGATGACGCTGGCCAGTTTCTGCTATCGTTTCGTGGCGCCACCGATGCCGACGATCAGCTGCGGGATTCCGCGGACGCCAATGCCAGCGGCAGTCAAATGGCACTAACTAAAGATGGATCGATTAGGTTCCAGACCAAGGACGGTCAACAGTCGATCCATCTCGATCACACAAACAACAAAATCTCGGTGCGCGCGAATACGGCCCTGGAAGTTACGGGTCTAGATGCCGACGGAGAAACGCCCAAGTTTCAGTTGACGATGAACAACGGCGAGCTGACAGTGAGATTGCAGGATGGCGCCACACTGGCGGTCGTCGGCAAGGACGGCGACACAAAAATGACGGTAGGGGATGGCACCAGGCATGTTGCTATTGTTGAGGCGCTAGAGGTGTTGTATAATCAGCTGAAGGCGAAGCTGGATCTGTTCGATGCCCACATCCATCCCAGCGCCATGGGGCCAACGGGTCCACCGGCGCCGACGATCATGGCCCCGGCATGGGATCCAGCCATCAAGAGCAACAAGGTCTCGATTCCAAACGGCTAAAAGGGGATTGAGATGACGGTTGCGGCTTTGATTGATGAAATGACAAAGTTCATGGTGCCCGTGGGCCCCACTGGCCAGGAAGACCCGTCTCTGGGCTGGCCCGATGAGGGTTATCGGCCGCCGGCGTCTATAACCGGACTGTCTCTTGCCGGCAGCAGCGGCAACACGACCCTGGTGGGTTCGGGCTTCAGTGGTTCTTTGGCCGGCGGCACGGTCAGTATCTCTGCCGATGCCACCATTCCCGGATCTAGCGCCACACCCCCCACGATGTTGGCTACGGGTGTTGTTGTTGCCTCAAGTACGCCGACACAAATCGTCTTGTCTCAGCCAGCAGAAGACGGCAGTGGCGAACAGACGGTCACGGTCGTAGCCACGGCTGCAGACCAACGGCTTTTTTCGGTAGATGCGTCTAATGTCAGCCTCGTGACGTCTGTTCAGCGCATATCGCCAGCGAGCGACGGCGCGGTAGACGTCTCGGTGCCGGGACACAACCTAGCCATGGGATCTATTGGCATCGGCGCCATGACTCCGGCAGTTGCCGTCGGACATGAAATCACCATCAAGTTTCGTCGCTTTAGTAGTCTAATCCCCGCTGGTTGTGGATATCTGGTCACGCCACCTCGCCCCACGCCCTCTGCCGCGGACTTCACAGTCGGCGGAGCCTGGAGTACGGCATATGGCGCCTACTTCGGTGCGGGCTTGCCTGCTCCACTGCCTGGATCCTACGACGCCGCAATGCAGGCAATGAAGACGACGATGGACGGCATGTCGGCTGTGCCCGGCATGGGCGCTGTGGCTCTGACGGCGGGACTTTTGGCTTTTTGGGGTGTAGTGACGGCCTCGGCGGCTACCATCTGGCCGACGCTTACCGCCACTACCGCCGCGCCGCCGCCCGGCGTCTTTGCCGCCGGCCCCATCATCATGGCCACGATGGCACCAACCGTCCTAGTGCCAACAGTTGGTCCGGGAGCTGGATGGAGTTCTTTGCGGTCTCAGGCGGATGTGACGCTGATGGCGAGCGCCATTGCCGCAGTTTCGGTTGGCGCCCTGATCATTACGCAACCTGGACCGATTCCGATTCCCGTACCGTTTGTGTTGGCATGAAGCTAGCAGCCATCTTCTGCACATAACATTCCTGTGCCATCCAAGCACGGCAAAACTCGGGTGTTTGTTGGTGCAGGGGTAGATGGCGACGTGTTGCTTGGTCGATCTTGGGCTGCAGCTGTGGATTGTTATCGGCTGCATGGATGCGACCACGGGCATGAGCCAAAGCCGCGTACAGTGGGTGAATGGCTTGCTTCAAGTCCATTATGCTGCGTTGATGATGGGGCTGTTTGAGAATCCAGTGTACGCCTTCGGAAGGCGTCATCAACGACTGCAGTCCGCGACGCCGACATCCTAGCTTAGCGAGAACGATCTCCGCCTCCAAAACATCAATCGCCTGGAGAATGGCTGACTTATCTAACTTCATTTGTTATCCTTATTCGTTGAGATGAGATGATTTACGATCTCTTTGAGATTGCCCGATGCCGCGAGGGCAACTACGGCGGCCAAGTGATCGCGTTGCGCCTCGACGGCCGCAAGCGTCAATCGCAGGCTTTCGGTTTCCCGACGCGCCGCACGAGCTTCTTCTAGATAGCGATTGTTGGCCGAGAGCAGGTCGTCGATTCGCACGCGCCGAGTCTCTTGGCCATCACTGAGCTTCAGTGCCTCGAATCGAGAATGACTCCAGGTTCCGCCCACTTCCTTGAGCGTGATGACGAAGCCATCGCACAGGCGATTCTCGACCGTAAAGACTTTGCCGGCGACTAAAATCTCGTCGATGGTGGTTTTGGGGGTTACCAGATCCCCAACCTCAAAAAACCGCGATTGCATGATGTCTGCCTCCGTCTTTGGGCAGACTAGATCATGGACTGGGCTCCGTCAATCAAAAACGACAGCAGCCATAGACTGCAGACGAGAAAGATGCCGAGGCCTACGACGGCATCGCAGGCCTCGCGAATGAAGTGGAAGCGGTGGTGGGTTCCGGGTAGACTCAAAACCAGAGACACGAGGAAGAAGGCGATGGTTATGGACGCGACGACGAAGCGGATATCGGACATAGCATCCTCCTAAGGTCTACCTCAAACGTCTCCCGGCGCCATGAACCATGACGATTATCGCCAGAGCCAGAAGCATCGGCGGCGTGATCACGGCGAGGCACATTCTGTGGCAAAATCCTTTGAACCATCCTCGGCAACACATACACACTCTCCACGCACACAATCACCGACATCCATGGCCAGTTGCTGGAGTTCTTCCACGGCGTTCCAATCCCAGCACTCCGGCTTGTGACGATAGCAACCGCCCACTACACCGCGTTGCATCGCTACTAGATGCAACAACTCATGCCCCAAGACGATATCAACTGGCACATCGTTTGCAACTAAGATAATGGCTCGCATGGTATCTGATCCTGGGCGTCGGCTGCATGCGAGGACATCCTGTTGGCAGTTGTTATAGTTGGCGATGCCTCGAATGCCTGGCGGCAGGCAGATGATGTCCAGTCGCTGGCTGATGTCGTGAACTTCCGGCCATTTTTCGGCGGCGGCGTCTATGACGTCGTCGATGGCCTCCAAGCCCAGACTACAGTCGTGGATTTCTAATCCCCATGACGCACACCTCGGAGGCAAGATCGTCAAAACAAACAGTGCGTTGATCAAGAGCAGTCGTTGGATGTTGCTCATTTCCTCTGCCTCTCGTTTGATTATCATGTCGTCAGCGCAATCTTGGGAGCTGTGACCGGTGGCGCCGCTTGAACGAGCGCCACCTACTTCCCCCTCCTATACAGGTTGTGCTCATGAGTGCAGTCGCGGGAACTCAAGGTGCAGTCGCTAACGCCGCCGGAGCCCTCCAGGGTGCCGGCACCATTAGCTCCATGGCCCAGCTAGCGTCGCGCACCAATGCCGTTCCCGTTCGCAGTGGCCCATGGAGCATGGAGGCGGCGATCGATGCGGCATGGGAGCCAGCGTATAATACAATCGACCCCGTTCGCTGGAACAAACTATATCCTTATCAGTTCATTGTCGTCCAATACGCGAACGGAAGATACGAACCCGTGCAGCTACCTGATGGTCAATGGTCTTTTACGTTGCCGATTCCGCCTGAGTCTCTGACCATCAGCACGCCCTTTGCCATCGACACCCGCGCGACACTAGAGGGTATCGTCGAGGAACATGGCGGAGCGCCGTTTCGCCTCATCAACATCGCCGGCACCACGGGAGTCGTACCTCTACGCTCTTCAGCAACTAAGGGGCGTCCAGATGCCTTGAATCCAGAGCTTTTGGCGCTAGCCGGCGGCACTGTATTGTCGACTCTGGCTGTGGCGGAGACGGCCACGCGACTCGTACCCCGCGCCAATCTCATGACGCCGACGGAGTTTGGTAGGGACGAGATTGGATCGATTAGTCGCGGCAGCGGATATTACCAGATGCGACTGCTGCAGCAGTTCTTTGAGCGATACGCTCGCGTCAAGATGACGGCTACTGGCCGTAATATGCGTTTGGCTTTGGCGATGTGGAAAGATCAATCGGTATATCTCATTACGCCGCAGTCTTTTGAGGTTCAGCGTTCGGCGGCGTCGCCCCTGCGTTACAACTATCGTATTTCCGCCAAGGCCTGGCGACGCATTGAGTTGAGTGGTCCCGGACCCATTCATCCCCTGGAGATCGACACCGGCGGACTTGGAAACTTGACCAAAACCCTAGAAGTATTGGCTGCAGCCAGAGACACCGTGATCAGAAGCAAGGATCTACTGGCGGGCATACGCGGCGATGCCGCCAACAATGCACTCTTTTCCATATTCCGCGAAACCGTTTTGTTGGTGAAAGACTTGGCGGGCCTGTCGGTGTCAGTCGCCGACCTTCCGGCCAACGTCATCAAAGCCGGGGCCGGCTCAATCACAAAGAGCTGGGATGGCTTGGGCCCCAATCTCATAGAGGCTCGCCAACAGACGACTGCTGCCCTAAAAAGATCCCAAGACGCCTTGACGTTCAAGGATTCGTCGTCACAAGGCAAACAGATTCAAGAAGGACAATCGACTGCTGAACAGGCGATGACCAAGGGCGGCTCCAAGACCCTTGAATCCGTGCCCGGCGATTCCCGAAGCCCACTCGCTATTCAAAAGCTCTTCGATAACCCTTTGTCGGCCCACGCCGCCTTTAGCGCCGTTGACGTACGGCGCGTCAACTTCGCACCCAACATCGCCAGTCAGATTCGAGATGAAGTCAATCGCGTTCGCGGACTGCGGCGCAGTGACTTGTTGGAACGACAGATGGCTGTGCGTGAAATCATGCAGGACTTTGCAGATGCAGTTGGGCAGGGCTCGGCAACATTTGACGCCACGACCGACCGAGTACCAAAGCCGCAGACTCGCGAGGCCACTGACGCCGACTTTGAGATATTGTGGGCCTTGAATAACACCGTTATGGCTTTCGATAAGCTGATCCTGCGTCAAGAGGATCAGAGCAATACCAATATTGCTTTGTCATATGTAGCTGGTCTGGCGCGCGGAAACGGCGTCGCCTTCCAGCAACCGGTGTCGAAGTTTGCCGTCCCCTTTCCTTATGGTGGGACGCTCGAATCCCTAGCGCGTCAATACCTGGGCGATGCCAACCGCTGGCACGAGATTGCGGTGTTGAATGGCTTGCGGGCGCCGTATGTCGATGAAACGGGGTTTGAGTTGTCCCTTCTCGTCAATGGCAACGGAAATACTCTGGCTATCAGCGACGCCAGCAATCTTTATGTCGGTCAGATGATTCAGATTGGAAGTCGTACAATCACGCAAACCACTCGCCGCATCACATCTATCGAAAAGATCAGCGATGGCTTTTATTATATCAACGTAGACGGCAATAATGATATGTCATTGTACACCACAACGGCCGGCGCGTATCTTCATACTTATCTTCCGGATACAGTCAATAGCACTCAACAGATCTTTATTCCTAGCCCGCAAGCCGTCGACCCCAGTCTCGTCAATCGAGATGTGCCGGGGGTGCCTAGCTTTCAGACGCTTTTGGATGCCGGTGGCATTGATTTGGCCCTTACCTCTGCGAACGATATCATCGTAACGGCAGATGGCGACACGCCCTGGGCCGTGGGCCTCAACAACATCCTGCAGCGGCTGAGGATTCTGGTGTCAACGCCTCGTGGCAGCCTGCTTCAGCATCCCTCGGTGGGCATCGAGGTGCCGGTGGGCATCAGCACCGCTGATTTGGACGCCGAACAGCTGCTTGAAGCAACTCGCGGGTTGTTGTCACAAGACAGCGATTTTGCGCGAGTTGAGTTTGCTGCCGTACAAAAGGTTGGCCCCGTTGCTCGTCAGATCATTCACGTTGGCGTCAATGGCGTAGAACAGCTTATTCCCGTGTCGTTTGATGTCGTTAGGTAGCCTTAGGCTATCGATTGGCGTGAGACACAGATCGAATCTTTGGCTCGGGCTGGTTGCGACCCGCCCCATTTCCTCCAAGAGTATAGATCATGGCACAGCCTCAAGCCCGCTCCTACAATGCAATCCTGGGCGACATGGTCGCCGGTTTCTTGGCGCGGAAGCGCGTCCCAAAACTGAAGCCGGCCTCGCCCATTTTGTCTATTTTGGAGGCCGCGGCGCAAAGCGACCTGCGATCGACTCAAGACGTATTTGCGGCCATGAACGCCGTGAGTCTGGAGCGCAGTTCTGGATCGACCTTGGATCGGATTGGCGCAGGCGAGGGAGTGTCGAGGCGTAGTCAGCGAGCGGCCACGGGCCTGGTGACGATCACCGACACCAGCTTCACCAAGAAGTCAACTCCGTTGTCAAGCGCCAAACCCGCGCCCACAGCCGGCTCCACAACCATCTACATCACCGATGCCACGGGCTGGCCCGCCACAGGTTCTGTCTATATCGGCCGCGGCACCGCAAACTACGAAGGCCCTGTTGCCTACAGTGCCCTTTCTGCGACCGGAGGCGGCTTCTGGCAGATGACTCTCAGCACCGCCACCACTCGCTTTCATCAACAAGGCGAGTCGGTGATTTTGGCACAGGGTGGCAATCGTCAGATTCCAGCTGGCACTCAGGCATCAACGATCCGTGGACTGACGACACAGCCCGTATCATTCAATACCATTTTTTCCGCTACTATCTTGGATGGCGAGACCTCCATCGAGGGCGTCTTTGTGGCCTGCCAGACTCCGGGCACAGTAGGCAATGTGGCTGCTGGGGCCATTAGCAGCCTCAATACGACCCCCTTTGTTGGCGCTGCCGTCAGCAATCCATCGGCGCTCGTCTCTGGTCGTGACTCTGAATCCGATGCCGACTACCGAGACCGCATCATCGCTACTCGATCCACTCGTAGTCGCGGAACAGATCTGGCGGTTCAAAACGCGGCGCTGGGCGTCTCAAGTGACATCGATAGCAAGAGCGTCGTGTCGGCCGCGATAGTGCGGCGTGAAAATCAGCCCACGACGCTGTATATCGATGATGGCACGGGCTTCGAAGAAAGCGATGGCTCTGTGGCGATCGAAGCGCTAGTGGATTCAGCCACTGGCGGCGAAGAGTTCTTCCAGCTGAGTCTGCGACCAGTCGCCAAGGCTTATGTAGCGACCCAAAACACCGCCCCCTATGTCTTGGCTACCGATAGCCATTTAGCTGTGGCTGTTGGCGGTTTTGAGTATGATCACTATTTTGATCCACAAGATTTCCGCACTGTCGTTGCGGCAACCGCCTATGAGATTGCGGCCTCAATCAATCGCAACAGCACCCTTCCTTTCTCGGCGCGCACCATCAACGGCGGCACGGGCGTAGCCATCTTCGCCAAAGAAGAAAGCAACGAAGACATCCAGGTGATGACGGCGACGACTGGCTCTGATGCCAACTCAGCTCTAGCCTTCGGCGTTACCAAAATCGAAACCATTCGCTTGTACAAGAACGACGTATTGCTGAGCAAAGATGGCCGCGAAGCCGCAATCATTAGCGCCATCAAGTCCAGCTGGCTGCCGTTTAGCTCAACGTCTGAGACCCTGATCGTGTCAGTTGATGGTACGCCAGCCGTGACGTATACATTCAATGCCGCTAGCTTCGTCAACGCCGGAACGGGTTATAGCACTTTTGGTCAAAATACCGTTGAGGCCTGGGTCAAGGTGTTGAACTATACGATACCCGGCATCACGGCCAGCGCCGTTGGATCGGCTATTCAGCTGATTTCGAACGCCGATCGTAGCAGCCGCGCCAGCATCGCCATCACCGGCGGCACCCTGACCGACAAGGGCATGTTTGCTATCAAAACGGCAACGGGACGCGACGCAGACTACACTCTGAATCGCAACACGGGCGAGTTGCGTCTGGCAACTCCCTTGAGCCTGGGCGATTCCCTGACAGTCGGCACTTTCAATACCCGTGGGTTTGTTCAGAGCGCGGCGTTGTCGACAGTCACCACCGCTACTACCGGCAATATGTGGTGGGTTGTGGATGGAGGAGCCAGTCGCGTCACGATTTCAGTTGATACCCTGACTTCTTTCGGTTTGACGAAAAACGCCACCGGCGCCTGGGGCGAACGCTGGCACTTGACGGCAGCAACCGGCACGCCATTTGCCAATGTCGTTTCCGGCGACTGGTTGGTGCTCTGGGATACGGCTGTCAATGCCGGACTTCGCGGGGTCTGGCGCGTGGCTACGGTATTGGCATCCGGTGCCACATTGGCCTTTGACACCATCGCCACGGGCGTGGCTGATACCGCTTCATTTACCTTTGCCGTCGGTGACTTGCGTGTTATCCGTTCGTCACATGAGCCCGTGAATGTGCAGGTGGTGGCCGGAACCTATACGGCATCGTCTTTGGCTACCATCATCAATAATCAGCTGGCGGGAGCTACGGCTTCGGTATATCGCACGACGCGCGTCCGCGTCAAAACCAACTCGTTCGGGTTGGATGGCGACATTGCTCTGGTGGCTCAGGATCTTGAAGCGCAGTTGCTGGGCTTCAGCGAAACCACTTCTGCTACCCAAAATCTGACTGGCCATTTAGCGTCGGTGGTCGCTGGGAATACCGAGATCGGCACTATTGATTTCGTTCATCGTATCACCAGCAGTGCGAGCACGGCCCTGAATAACGTTGAGGTCTTCAGTAGCTCGGAAGTTGCTAGATCATGGAATAAGTTTGTTGTCGGCGAAAAAACACCAAACTTTGTTGGCACAACTCCGCGTTGGGGCAACAACTCTGATTTTCATTCAATGATCACGGGCATCACCACGGTCACCAATACCGACCTGACGCTGCGCTCATCTGCCCCTCGCTTCTGGGCGCAGTCCGATGCCCTTTATCTTGCCAGCGCCTACGCGATTGGCCCCAACGATACGATGACGACGGTAATCGACGGCGATATCGATTCCAAACGTTTTGTTGTGCCGATGTATCGACGATTGAAGCCCACCACCGCCACCTATGGTGCATCGAATGACATGGTGGATGCCGACAACTCCAACCTAAGCCTTACCGGCGCTTTCGGTCTTGGTTATAGTTTCAATGATTTTGCGGTGTACATGAAGTCGCGTCTGTTGACGCACAGCGCCGACGCCAACAAGCGTATTCTCTGGCGCTGGAAGCGATTTGGTGCAGATGGCGACTGGGCGCGATTGCGTTACGCATATCCTCTGGCAGCGTCGCAGCCGCTTCAGGTAACCGTGGATAATCGCCCGACCCAAGCCGCCTTGCGTGCTTACAACCTCGTATCGGTGAGGCTGCCTTCTGGCGCGGCGCGAGTCGACGACACCTATCTTCCCAGGGACTCAACGCGAATCGGCTATGGATACAATACAGTCGGCGGCCTCGACGTATTGACCATCTGTTGCGGCTTTCCCGTGACCAGCGCCTCACGGACTACCACTGACGTCACATTGACACTCGGCCTAACCATGGGTCTCTATAATGTAAGCAATCACGGATTGGTTGCCGGTGACGTCATCTATCTAGCTTCGACTTCGGGCAGCTTTTCTTCGGGTCTGAAAGTCATCACGACTGTCGGAGCAACGACCATTACATATGCCGAAGCCGGGACGGCGGCTGGGCCCATTGCCAACATCGGCAGCGTCTCGACGGACACCGTTGAGCGGCGTCTGAACACCGGTTCGGTTATCGTCGGTGACATCATTCGACTCGCGGACTCTACTTTCATTCCACTGGCCTGGCGCAATCGCAGCTTCCGCATCAACAATCTCGGAGATCGCTACATTCAAGGGTACGCCGACTACGATGACAATCTGGGGACACCCGGTACGACATTGACGTATCAATCGCTTGGTTCTGCTTCGAATCTCTCTATTTTCCCCATAGATGGAACAGCGAACACGGCGACGGCGATTGCTGCCTCAGTGAATGCCTTGGGCGCGACGTGCCCCGTAACCGCTACAGTTACGGGCACGGGTTCAGGCACAATCGCGCTGTCGTCGCGCGACGAAAGCCCCGGTACCGTCAATGAGCTTGTAGAGTACGCAGCACTTATCGATGGCGTGAACTGGGTCTCTACGACCACGAGCCCCGGCACATTGGCCGGCAACTACACGTTGGCGTTCAAGGCCCCGATCACGGCGGCGTTAGCCAGCAACAGCGATTGGATCAACGAAGAGATCCGTATTGCCCCCGTCACGGCCATCGACGTTGTGCGCTGGCTCAATACCCTGGGTATTTCCGGCCTTGCGCAGGTGGCAGAGGTGGGGCTGGCCGCTAACGGCCGCGCACCTCAGATCGCTAGCGTCACACCCGGTAGCGGCGGATCCGTGCAGATCCAGGGGGGAACGGCAAACGCGGCGTCGGCGTCAATCGTTGGCTCCCTAACGGCCCTCAATGCATCGTCAGGGCCGGTAGTCGTGTCCATCCCCGCCGATCAGTCTCTGGGCTTTAGCGCCGGTATGATGGCAGAAGTCGCCAATGCCGCAGCGCCTAGTCGCGCGCTGGCGATCGATAATACGCTGACGGCAAACGACGCTGCCGGCAACTTGACGTTTGGCGGCACCAGCATTATCAGCGCTGGATTACTGGCCACGACCTCCCTTACTACAATCCAGGTGCGTAAACAAGGGCGCTTCGTGATGATGGCTGGCTTTACGACCCCCCCCAGCGCCACCGAAAAAATGATCAATATCACTCAAGGCGGATCTTCGCCTGTCTCAACCGCAAATACCGGCACTTTCAGGATAATCGCCTCGGCTGTCTCCAATACAGCCGGCGCATACGCCGTGTGGTTCGAAAACCCCAATGCCATCGAAGAAGACGGTAAGACCGTCAGCATTAGATACGTTACCAGTGGTCCTATGGCTGGTGATTACTTTGCTATTGATGGTGAAGAATGGGGTGTGGCAAATAAAGGACTTTGGCGCATTCAAAGCGTTAGCTATACTACACAATCCATTCAACTTGACACCTCCGAAAGGGCGTGGGTGGCGCAAACGACGCCGACCGTTGCCCTCGGACTCAACGCCTCCAAGTATCGATTCATTGCCGCCAGCAAAGTCCGACATATCGGTCGAATCGAATCCATTTCTCCTCATGCCACCAACCCTTTGTTGGTGGATGTAAAGATGGACATGGTGCATGACACGGACACCACGGGCGCAATCACATACTCTCGTTCAATCCCAGGTGATTACGAGATTTCCGATGTTTATGGCGCTGTTTTGGCTTCACTCGATAAACTGGATTTTGATACTAGCATCGTTCCAGGAATCGATGCTTACCGGTATAATACGGGCCTGTTGGCTGAAGTCAATCGAGTTGTCATGGGGGATTTGCGCGAACCAGAGGCCTATCCGGGAGTTGTGGCTGCGGGTACCAACATCGCCATCAGCGGCCCCCTGGTCAAGAGGATTCAGGTCTCCCTCGCCATTCGCCTACGACTTGGCGTGTTGCCGCAGGATGCTATAGCTTATGTGCGATCGGCAGTGGCGGGCGCCATCAATACCTTTGGCGTCGGCAAGTCAGTGGTAATCAGCGATATCGTATCTGCTGCCGCCAGTGTGAATGGCGTTTTGGCTGTGTCTATTGTCTCCCCCAGCTACAACGGCGATAACGATCTGATTGCCGTACAGCCCTACGAAAAGGCCTTCGTTTTGGACGCCGAACAAGACATCACAGTTGCTATCATCGGCGAGTAAAGGGTGGCCATGACTGTTTTTGCGATTCAAACGGTATCATCGGTTGGCCCCGCGGCCATCCGCGTGGTATTCAGCGCCGCCGCTCAGGCCGTTTCTGATGTCAACAGCAACGATGCCTTGAATCCCGTCAACTATCAGTTGTCGGGCCCCGGATCGTCGCGGATCATTCGCGTCGTAGCTGTTCCCGATGATCCTCGGGCGTTTACGCTGTTTGCATCCAACCTCTTGGCTGCCGGTAGCTGGAGTCTGCTGACTTCTGGCGTTACGGCGGTGACGGGTGAGGCTTTAGATGCATCCTCGCGAGTGGCTATTTTTAGTGTCGTATCGACACAGCCTCAGGATCTGAGAAATGGCGGGGCGGAGGATGTCACGCCCGAAACCGTGCTGCGGCAGTTTTTGTCGCCGGCTTTCGTGGGTGAGGGCTGGGATGCGTTGGTATATGCGCTGTCTCGTGGCGACCAGCATCTACAGGATACGGCTCGCGGCGCCTGGGATCAGATGTTTTTGAGTACGGCCGAAGGCAAGTACCTGGATCGTTTGGCGCGCGAACTCGGCGTGACTCGCCCCGCGGCCGTGGGGATGCGCGACGACGTTTTCCGTGAACTCGCCATTCGCCTGTCATCAGACAGAATCACCTACAAGGCGATCTGGGAGATTTTAGAAGTATTCTATGGCAGTAGCGCCGTTAGGGCCGTCATTCAAACTCAAGTTGATGCACCATACGCGCTTAGTGATCAGATGCAGTTGCAGATTGATATAGACGGCACAATATATCCTATTGTGTTTTCTACGGCCGATTTCGCTATTATTGGTCAGGCTCAGGCCATCGAAGTCGCGGCGTCTATCAGCCGTCAGTTGCGTCAGCTCGGCAGCAGGGCCTGGGCGGCGACAAACCTGAACCCCGACACGGGACTGTATCGGGTTTCGATTTACTCTCCCACCTTGGGGTTGGCTTCTAAGATCCGTGTCGTCGGTGGCCTGGCTCAATACCCACTTCGTTTTCCGGAGTTGGTAGCCAACGTTGTCGCCGGCAGCACTTATGCCATTTCGCTTCCAGGCAACGATAAGGCGGCGGTGGCCATCACAACCAGCACTCCGGCGATGAATGTGCGTGTTGGTGATTATTTGTTGGCACGCGATAGCGACCTGAACGTTGCCAATCGCGGAACATTTGAAATCACTGACGTTACCGTGACGTGGACCGGAAGCGCTTATCTGCAGACCCTGACGATCGTGAATCCCGTGGCCGTAACGCAAGCCGGTCCCTTGTCGGTGGCTGCCAATGACCTGCAAGTATATCGAGCTACCTACACAGCGCCATCGAGTAACGGCGCCATGGTCTCTGGCGTCGGCAACGCCATTCGTCTGCATCTGCCAACGACTACAAAAGTCGTAACGCGAGAAGCCTATAAGGCTGCTTATGTGCCGGCACAGACGACATCGGCTCTCGGCGATCTCTCGGCAACCCTGGGCCCCAACGGATCCCTAACCGTAACTACGGGTGTCGCTCACGGCCTACAGGCCAATGATTTCGTTACGCTGGATAATGTTCGGCCGACCTCATATACCCACCCCCTGACGACCGTGCCCATCGATGGCGCCGCCGGCGCTACGGGCACCACGGGCGCCAGCCGTCAATCTTTCGTTAGCTTCGTACGCTCGCTAGATTCCTTTGTTGCTCGCACCGGCGCCGCCGGTGTAGCGCTGAATAACGGCGACATCTTCATTCACGGCGGTCGGACCACCGCGACCTATTATTCTACCTACAAGGTCATGCGCTTTCTGGGCACCACATTGGATGCGGCATCTCGTCCCGTTTATTCTTACAATCACTATTCCACCGCCGATACCGGATATGCCGCCGCGTACTCAGGTGCCTCATCCTACAGAGGGTCTCTAGGGATCGGCGCGTTTATTGTCTGCGGCCAGACCGCTAATACCCCCACTTTCACACAAAACGCTCGTCTCTTTTTGTCGGCGACTGGCGGCGCGAATGTGGGCAGCTTCTTGACTGTCGCCAATACCACCCACCCCGCCTGCCGCTTCCCTCTGGCGCTGACGATTCTCGATGCCTCACAGCGTCAACAAGTATTGATTATTGGCGGCCAAGACACAGTTTCTTCGCGCACCAACGTCATCTCGGTTTTCAATCCCGCCGTGAACGGTCTGGCTGTGGCCGCGGCGTCTACCGTCGGCCTATCAAACACTGACACCGATGCCCGCAGTGAACATGCCGGCTGTGCTTTGTCGGCTATCGACGATGCCACAAAACCCGTTGCGGCCTTGTGGTGTGGTGGTTTCGGTACGACGCCACTGGATTCCACGAACTTCGCCAGCAATCTCATTACCCCCACCTGGACAACCCCCGGACGAATGGCCGTAGCGCGCTTTCGGCATCGAGTGGTGGACATCGGCGGTGGTAGGGCACTGGCGATTGGGGGGTTTGGGCGCGTATTAGCTAATGAAACCGTATCTCGTCTGGTAGACGAGGTGGAAATGTTTGATGTCGCCACTGGCGCCTGGACGCCGGCTGGGCGTTTGCGCTATGGCCGATATAATCCGGTGGTCTTCCGAATCGGAACTAAGGTTTATGTTATTGGCGGCATGCGTCAAGCAGGATCATTCGCTACCAGCTCCATTTTCCCCACTGAAGTCTATGATATTCCAACGGGCAAATGGAGCTTGGCTCCGTTCAGTAACGCAGAAGGATTTGCCACGGCGGGATTTGCTTATGACTACGGCGTAGCTGTGGTCAGCGGCGGCGTCGGCTTCTTTTTCGGTGGCGAAGACGCCACTACCGGCAACAGCTCTCTCACCAGCACTTCATTCACGCCCCAAACAGTGACGGCTGTCTTCGTACCCGGTTCCGATTACGCTGCGCCGGCGCATCGCGTCAATGGCGTTCATCGCGTTACGTCGGTTCCATCGTCGACGTCCTTTACGATATCGGGTCTAGAAACGGGGGACGTGCTGCGATCGGAGATGGCGCCCGGCGCCACAATCACATTGAACAAGACCACGACGGCTAGCGCGCAGGCCCGCGCCATCGGTCCATATGTTTGGGATGACAAAGCCAGCCCCCTGTTGACGTCAACGGAGTCGACCATCACCACGGCCATCTCCAAGAATGCCCAGATCGGTGTCTTGGCGCTAGCTAACGCCGCCAGCTTCCCCGATGCCCCCGGCTGGTTGGCTATCCGGGTCGGCTACGAAGACGCCGCCTACCCTATACCCTATCTGAGGCGGATTTCGAATACGGAGTTGGCTATCGACAATCGGTATATTTGGCCGTATGCGTACGCCGTAGGCGCCAAAGTAACATTGCTGTCACAGCAATCACCCGGCTTCCCCGAAAACGCGCAGACCCGCGGCTCCTTTTACGTCACGAACTCCAATGCCGGTCGCGTTGCGGCTGAATCTGCCGTGCGGTCGGCCGTCGCCGCCGGTCCTGGTCTGAATGTAAAAGTGTTGTATCCAGACGATGTGGGGCTGGGAAATGCCGGGTATCCTATGGCTGGTTCGCAGAAGCTATCTGATGCCGTAAGGGTTTGGGGTGGAGATGGCTTGACGGCCGAAGTCGCAGCGGCGCAAGAGGAGGATGACATCACATGACTGCCTCCAGAAACATAACCGGCGCTCAACTGCTGGTTTTCGTAAACGGACACCCTTTCGGCGAAGTTACGGCCTTCAACTTTGTCTCCGCAACGCCGAGGGACGAAGTTATGGCTATTGACGTCATGCATGCGCAGGAACTAGCGCCGACGGTCATGAAGATCTCGGGTACCGTAGGCTTTCTGCGGCGTCACTCTACAGGTGGTCTGGAGGGTCGTGGTATTGTTGCGCCGCCCGAAAAAATCCCAGAAGAGCGCTATTTTTCTTTGTTGATTCTCAATCGCCGCGACAAAACTATATTTTTTCGAGCCGACGAATGTTCAGTACAACAGCAGTCGTTTGTCGCCGAATCCAGGGGCATGGTGACCGGCACCTTCACCTTCACGGCCCTGCATTGGAACAACGAGCTTGAACTGAAGGCTACTGGATTCACGAACAATCTTTGAGTCACTCCCCCGTCAAAGTAGGATGATCACATGGCTGTCAAGCGCCAACTGAATGTTTTGGGTCAACAACGCATTGACGCGCCGCATCTACGGATGTTGGAGTCGGCGGTCGCCGCCGATTTTGACGCCCTGGCCGGTGGTGTTCTGGCGGGTAGTCGGGCGTTGGTTATTCGTGGTTTTGCAATAGCGTCGTCGGGCATGACGGGGCAGCCGGCAGCCAATCTGCAGGTGGTCGTTGGCGGTGGTATGCTGATTCATCCTCTGGCTACCGAAGCCGGTTCGGTGTTCACAGTCGCTGATTCCGCGCCCAACGAAACGCTATCTACCAGCAACGCCAACGTAGAGGGTAGCTTCAGTGCCGGCTATAACTATGTCGGCATCGACCTGCGACGCGAAGCCGACGACTCCACGGCCGATACCGTTACATTTTTGGACACCGTATCCTGGACGGAGAACCCGCGTTTGGTGCCACTGGCGCGCATCCTCAAGTACAGATTCGTTATTTCGCGCACGGAGTTTGCCGCTACCCCTCATCTCTGCCCCTTGGCGGTCGTCAATGTTACCCCAAGCGGTGGCGTCACAAGCATCAGCGATGCGCGACAGATGGCATATCGATTGGCCTCTGGTGGCTCTAACGCCAATAACCTGAATGCCTTTATTTGGCCGCAGGGGCGCAGCGTTGAGGCCAGCACCGTCGATGCCGCGTTCACGGGCGGCGATCGGGCGATTGGTAGCAGCAAGGATTGGCAAGATGCCGTGATGACCCGCCTCTGGGAACTCGGCGGCGGCGAGCGCTGGTTCACAGCCAACAGCGACCGCGACACCAAGCTGTGCCTTGGCGGCACCGGCCTCTTTCCGAATGGCGACAACTTCCGCTGGACCCTTGGCACCAGCCTCATCGAGTGGACTTCGCTCTACCTCGTCTTTGCCAACTCCACGGCCGTCTACAACACCATCACCAACGGCACGGCGACGCTGGCCGACAATCAATGCCTGTATGTGGACGTCAATCGCAGCACGAACGCCGCGACGTTGACGATGCAGGTAGCGAACCTGGCGACGTTGGGAGCACCTGCGATTCCCGGCAGTCGCTTCATTATCGCCTGGCGCCGCGGCAACGAGGTCTTCTTCCGCGACAAGCAGTATGAGGCCGGGCGCACGTTCGTGGCCGCCGCTACCAACGCCTCGTTGGGTACGGTTCAGTTGTCCTATGCCGTTGCCGGCACACCGACAGTGGCTCCGCGAGCCAACACGACCGGCACCATTTCAAATACCGCGATTGCAGCCAGTAACGGCAACGGACTAGAGGGCACGGCTGACGGCACGGGAGTTGGTGTTCAGGGCACCGGCGGCACTGGCGCTACTGCCGGTGTATATGGCGTGACGACATCAGCTACTGGGTATGGCATTCAAGGCCTCAACAATGCCACGACAGGAACTCCGGTATCCGTTTTAGGTCAGGCCATTTCAGCTGCCTCCGGTACGGGTGTGCGTGGCGTCGGAACCGGCAACGGTGTTTTGGGTATTGGAAGCTCAAGCGGTAACGGCGTCCGCGGTGAAGGGGGCGGTTCGGGTGGCGCTGGGGTTATCGGTGTTGCCAGCGGCGGAAATAGCGATGGCGTTCAGGGCACGGGATTTGGTACGGGAGTCGGCGTCAGGGCGACGGCGGGCACCGGGGCCGCGCTTTTGGCGGTTGGCGGTTCCGGCGGCGGCATGCGAGTGCAGGTCTCAGGCACTGCGGTTCCGGCGGTAGATGGATCCAGCGAGGCCCTGCAGCTGCGCAATACGACGGTCGGCACTACCAACGTAGCAATATCCATGGTACATGCAGACGCCGCCGACCCGCCAGACGGATGGATGATCCGCACCAACAGGGTTGCGGACAACGATATCGATCTGAGATTTAGTACCATGAACGATGGTGGTGCTCTCACAGATCGTATGCAATACGACGCCAGCGCAGACGCATTGATCCTGGCCGGAGACAGTAACGCTCAAATAACGGCCGCCGGAGCACAGATCGTTCGCGCTCAACAGTTGTGGCTCAATAGCGCCTTGAGCGCAGAATCCTCTAAGGTCATCGGCGGTGGCGGCCTATTCTTCAATGGCGCTACCTTTTCTCTATCGCGTGGCTCGTTCCGATTTGCCGATGGTACAGTATACTCAAACTCCACTACTATTACCGCCCCAATCTCCGGAATGGGCTTTACAGGTAACGGACAAAGATATATTTATCTGACCACTGCCGGTACCCTGCTGGGTTCAACTACTGCTCCTAATCGCAATGGCCACGACGGAACTACTAGCCGCTGTTACGTTGGATCCGTGATGGTTAGTTCGGGCAGCGCAGCAAACTGCCGAGTCGTGACAACTGATTTTGGCGTCCGATACGTCACAATGGCAAACACCACTACAGGCCTTAATGCCTTTTTTGGTAATGCGGAGATTGCTG